CACGTGGTGTTAGAAAAGATTGTGGCGCTGCTGGAAGATCATTTTGTTTAGAAAATGGATTAACCGGACAACAAATGGGAAATAAAATGATCGAAATGATTAATTATTTATTTGAAGTACCAAAACAACCAAAATTAAGATATACATTAAATAAAGTAACACCAAAAAAATATAAAAATTTAGGAATAGTATGCGAACAGTAATCATATCATCACCAGTTGCTACACAAAGTGGCTATGGCCATCACGCTCGAGAAGTTATTAGTAATTTTTTTGATAAAAAACCAAATGATTGGAACATTAAATTATTATCCATGCCATGGGGACATACACCATTTACATATCCTATACCAACCGAGTGGCAAGCCCAGATAATTCCTTTACCACTAACATCACAACCAGATATTTGGGTACAAATTACAGTACCCAATGAATTTCAACCCGTCGGCAAATATAATATCGGCGTTACGGCTGGCACTGAAGGAGATATTTGTCCTCCTGAATGGATTGATAATATAAATAAAATGCAAATAACTATTGTTCCTAGTAATTTTACGAAGAAAGTATTTGAAGATACAGCAAAACAACATAATAAACCAATAACAACAAATATACAAGTTATTTCTGAATATTTTGATGATACATTATATGATAATAAAAATGTAACAACAAATATCTCAGTTATCGATCAACAAGTAAAAGAGTCTAAAGCGTTTTTATGTGTAGGACATTGGTTAAAAGGATATTTAGGAGAAGATAGAAAAAATCTTTCTGGGTTATTACATTGCTTTTTTAATACATATAAAAATAAAAACAATACCCCAGCTTTAATATTAAAAACTAGCGGAGCTACATATTCTGTATCAGATAGATTAGATATAGAAAATCGTATTAACGAAATATCTAAATTATTTGTAAATAATAAATTACCGTCAGTATATTTATTACATGGAGATTTAACTACGCGCGAAATGAATGCATTATATAATCACCCTAAAATTAAAGCAATGGTTTCATTTACAAAATCAGAAGGGTTTGGCCGGCCTTTATTAGAATTTAGCTCTATAGGAAAACCAATACTCGCTCCACATTATTCCGGACAGGTTGATTTTCTCAAAAAAGATTTTATATGTGCCTTACCAGGTCAATTAACCCCAATTCATAAATCTGCTAGAGATAAATTTCTTATTAAAGGCGCAAAATGGTTTTCTGTAGATTATAAATATGCTAGTAAAATGTTTGAAGACATTTTAAAAAATTATAAAAAATGGTCTGAATTAGCAAAACGGCAAAGATATTTTGTTAGATCTAATTTTACTAAACAACATATATCTAAATCATATGAAGATATTATTAATATGATTCAACAAAATGTATCAGATATTCCGCAACAAGTAAAATTAGAATTACCAAAGTTAAAATCAACAAATGAATTACCAAAATTAAAATTACCTAATTTACAAAAAGCATAAAATATGAAAATAAGTTACGCTGTTACGGTATGTACTGAATTAACAGAAATCCAACGTTTAATACCATATTTAGTCGCGAATAAACAAATTAATGATGAAGTAATAGTATTATTTGATAGTAAAAATGGATCAGAATCAGTAGAAGCTTTTTTAAAAGAAAATTCAATAAATGACGAATTTAATTGGTTTTTTTATTCTTTTGATGGTCATTTTGCTAATATGAAAAATCGATTAACGGATATGTGTAAAGGAGATTACATTTATCAAATTGATGCAGACGAATTACCTAATGAATATATTTTTAAAATTTTACCACAAGTTCTACAACAAAATGATGTAGATGTATTATTAGTTCCAAGAATTAATACGGTAGAGGGACTTACTCAACAACATATTGATAAATGGGGATGGCGAGTAAACGAACATGGCTGGGTAAATTTTCCGGACTATCAATGGAGAATATATAAAAATAACAGCAAAATACAATGGAAAAATAAGGTACATGAAGTATTAGAAGGTTATAAAACTATATCACATTTACCTACAGATAAAGAATGGTGTTTAATACACGAAAAAACTATTACAAGACAAGAACAGCAAAATAACTATTATAATACATTACAATAATATGCCACTATTTTGGAGAACATATAATAATCAACTTTTTAATGCCGGCGACGTTACTCAATTAGGATTTCCTACTTCATCTCCATCATACATTCCAGATGAATATTTACAACAAGAAAATTTTATAATTTTACGTACATGTTTTGGTTTAGGTGATTGGGGTATTATTTCAGCAATGCCTCGTAAATTAAAAGAAAAATATCCTAATTGTAAAGTATGGATTCCAAGTCTAAAATTATTAAGACAAATGTTTGCACATTTAGAAAATAATTGGTCTTCGTGGAATGATCCATTTCAAGTAGTTCATACTATTTTTGATAATAATCCATATGTTGATGGATTTATAGATTCATTTGATGGAGATATATTTAACGATCATTATCGAATATATAATGGAGATGAAGATATGCCATTATTAGAACAAATATTACGTTTTTGGCAATTTGATAACTTTGAAGATATCGAACCTGAAATATATTGGACAGAAAAAGAAAAACAATTTGCAAAAAATATAATTAATGATCATTGCAAAGGAGAATTTGGTACATTATTGATTTCCAATCGATATAATAATGAAAATCAAGAATTAATACAACAAAAATTAGATGAATATAATTTACCTATGTTTTATTGGACATCTAAACAAGATAATTGTTTTAATTTCCAAAAAGCATTAGATATGAGATATATTAATATACGAATTCAATTATTTATTAAATCGTTAGCTAAATTTAATATTGGAAATCAAACTGGTGTTAATGATACTATTGCAAACTATGCTCCTACATATACTATTCCACGTGGAAAATTAGGATCTAATTATATAAAAAGTGAAATATATTTATGAAAATAGTAGTATATACAGCAATTATTGGAGGATATGATATTCTCAACGAACCACTTGTAAAACCACCTGGCGTTGATTTTGTATGTTTTACTGATAGAGATATTAAAAGCAAAATATGGGAAATTCGTAAAATATTCCCTTTATATGAAGATAATACGAGAACTGCTAGAAAATATAAAATATTACCTCATCGATGGTTTCCTGAATATGATTATTCTATTTGGCAAGATGGTAACTTTCAAATAGTTGGCGAGTTCTTAGAACAAATTACACCTATAAAGATGAAAGTATATGATCATACCAAATGTTATGATAAAAGAAATTGTATATATGAAGAAGCAAATGCAATATTTGCATTAGGCCAAGTCCCCGGAAAACAATTTAAGGATAATCCATATATTATCAAAGAACAAATGAACCGATATCTTAGTAAAGGGTATCCGAAAGACAATGGTTTACTGTCAAGTGGTATATTATACCGTGCGCATAATAATACATCAGTAATCAAAGTAATGGAAGATTGGTGGACTGAAATTAAATATGGTTCTAAAAGAGACCAACTTAGTTTTAATTATTCAGCTTGGAAAAATAATTTTGATTTTGAGTATATTCATGATGATATTAGACACAATCAGTATTTTGATATAAAGAATCACAAATGAAACGAATATTATTTATAACATCCCAATATCGAACAGGTGAACGAATATATCCTATAATTCCTTTTTTATCTAAAGATTATAAACTTGATTTATTAAAAGTATATCAAATGGATTCTACTAGACATAGATGGGTAGGAGACTATGATTTACGAAACTATTTCGATAAAACATACTTACATTATTTTGATAATAAATATAATGGAAATAGATCGATTAAAAAAATTAATTTTAAAAAATATGATTTAATAATAAGTGATGATAATCGCGATTCTCAAAAAACTAATTTAATGGACATTTATTTATTAAAATCATGTCCATTGATTGCATGTAGTCATGGTAATTGGAATTTAGATAAAACATGGCACGTAAAAAAATCACATAAAATATCATTTGACAAATGTTTTGTTTTTGGAAAAACAGAAAAATTATATGATCATTGTCTTTTAGGTGGAATTCCATCAAATGATATATTAAAACTATATCAAAATTTAGAGAAAAAACATATATTAATTATTGTAAATTTTTTAGGAAATCGCAAAAGCCCATTTCCTATAGTATTTAATGACAAATTTATAAAAGAACTTAATTTAAAAAAATTACAAAATATATATAATTTACCAATTGCAATTAAATTAAAAAGTAGGGCAGACGAATTAGATTATAATCGTAATGTTAAATATTTACGTTCTATATTACCAAAAACATTAAAATATAAAATTATAGTAGATACAATTAATGATAATAAACTAGTAGCAGAAAGTAAATTTGTAATATCTGCGCCATCTACATTAACATTTAAATCAATACAATTAGGCATACCTACTGTTATTATTAAAAATTCTGGACAAATTGGAGCATTTCATGATTATGATGGAGTTTTTAATTTAACAGATGATATAATAACATATATAGATAATTATGAAACAAAACATGATTTTATTAAAAATACAATTGAAGGAGGAATTGATTTTAATTCGACTAAAATCATGTTAAATAATATTAAAAAGTTTTTATGAAAGATAATATAATTATATACGTTTCTTCTAGGAACAATTACGATATGTTACAAGGAGAGGTTCTTAAACATATAAATTTTGACGGGTTTGAATTTATAAATGTTGACGACGGTTCTTGCAGTCAAGAATTGCAAAAAGGTAAATCTATTTGTAATCAACATAATATTGTTTTTTTAGAAAATAAATCTACTGGAGTTCAAATGGCTACGCAAACTCTTATAGATTGGATAAATAAAAATAGACCTAATTGTAAATATATTATATGTTTTCAACATGATGTTATTCCTTTAACAACAGACTTTTTTAGTCAAATAAACAAATTAATTTCTAAAGATTCTTTAGATAAATTTGGTGCTATAGGTTTTAATGTTTTAGACAAAGGTAAATATTGTTATGATTTTTATCAAAAATATTTAAACAATGAAACCCCATTAGGTATGATAGGATTATCACATTTAGGAATAAAATCGCCAACAAAACGATGGATTAGTCCGAAACACAATAATACAGCTGTAAATAATCCTGATAAATGGAATAAACCATTTTGTATTGAATTTCCAGCATGGATGTGTATAGGGATAAATGTAAAAATTTGGAACAAACATGTTATTCCAACAACCGACTATCAATTTCATTTATGGTTTCCTGATGTAGCTATGCAATTAAATTATAATAATTATCCATTAGTAGTTTTACCACATCTATATTGTTTAAATCAACAAGAAGTAAAATTAAAATATAATATAGATGCTAATTCAGCACTTAGTGCTAAAAAAGGTAATGAATATCATTTTGGTAAATATTCTAATTTTAATGCATGGAAATCTAGATGGGGGTGGGAATATGAAAATGTATTTAGTACATTCGAACCAATCAAAGAAAATTATAAAGGCACATTAATTTATGAATATTTTAATCATGATGTAACAACTAAAGGTCCATTACGAACATATGACTTATAAATGCGCACACATACTAGCAGCTCGTCCTAATTTTATAAAAGCATCACCTGTAATTAAAGAATTAGAACAACATAATTGTAAAAATATTATAATTCATACAAATCAACATTATGATTATAAAATGTCTAAAATATTTTTTCAAGAATTAGATATTCCAGAGCCTACATATCATTTAGGCGTTAAATCTGGTAGTCACGCAGAACAAACAGGAAACTCAATGATTAAAATAGAATCTGTATTAACAAAAGAACAACCAGATTATTTAATAGTCTATGGTGATGTTAATTCTACTTTAGCTGGAGCTCTCGCTGCAAGTAAATTAAATATACCTATTTTTCATATTGAGTCTGGTTGTAGAAGTTTTGATAATTCAATGCCAGAAGAAATTAATCGAATATTAGTAGATAGTATTTCTGACTTATTATTTTGTACTGAACCGAGTGCATATAATAATTTATTATCAAATAATGTTGATAAAACTAAAATAAAATTAGTAGGTAATACTGCTATCGATACACTTCACGATGTAGTTGATATGTTACCAAAAAATGATAAGTATACAGATTATTATCTATGTACTTTACACCGTCCCTTTAACGTCGACTGTAAAAAAACATTACATAATATTTTGACTAAATTAAATAATCTAAATAAACAAGTAATCATTCCGGCTCATCCTAGATTAAAAAATAATATAACTAATACATATTCAAACATAAAATTAATTGATCCATTAGGTTATTTAGATTTTATAAATTGTATAAAACATAGCAACGGAGTTATATCTGATTCAGGAGGAGTTCAGTGCGAATGTGCGTTTTTAAATATACCATTACTAACATTACGTCCGACAACTGAACATTTAATTACACTAACATTAGGAAATAAATTAATTGATATTGATCAAATTAATTCTGATAATTTTATTCGAACTAATTTTAAAAAGCCAAATATTTGGGATGGTAATACATCAAAAAGAATTGTTGATATAATTAATCAATACCATTTGGATAATTCTAATAAATTAAATATTATATAATATATTAAATATAATTTATGAAAATACTAGTTACTGGTGCTGCAGGATTAATTGGCAGTCATTTATGTGATATATTATTAGCTGAAGGTCATCATGTTACCGGTATAGATGATTTTTCACATGGCAATCGCTCTAATCTAATGGCTGCAGCAAAAAATATTAATTTTAATTTTAAAGTAACTAAAGTTCAATTTGTATCATTATGGAAAGAAAAATATGATGTTATATTTCATTTAGCGTCATTAAAAAAACCAGTAAATCAATCTATTAATTCTTCTGTTGTGTTAGATGATAATTATGAGATGATTAAATCTGTAGTTAAGGAAGCTAAGAAATGCGGAAGTAAATTAATTTTTACATCTACATCCGATGTATATGGAAATTCAGAAAATTTTGATGAAAAGGAGCCAATTACAATAGGTCCTCCTACTAATGAAAGATATTCATATGCTTTATCTAAACTATATGGAGAGCAACATATATTTAATGAACTACAACAATCTACATTAAAAGCAGTTGTAGTTAGAATATTTGGTTGCTCATCATATCGTGCCAGTAAAACATGGTCTGGGGGGCATGTTCCGTTATTTATTAACAATGCACTTTTAAATAAAGATATAATTATACATGGAGATGGTTTGCAGACACGTGCTATATCTCATGCAATTGATATAGCAATAGGATTAAAACAAGTTATGGATAATTTTGATAAATGTAATAATGAAATTATTAATTTAGGAACAGATCAACAAACAACAGTTAAAGAAGTAGCAGAATATATAGTTAAAAAAACTAATTCAAAATCTAAAATTATATTTAAACCTAGGACCGAAATTTTTGGTGATTATAAAGAGATATTAGTTCGATTTGCTAATACAAAAAAAGCTGAGCAATTATTTAATTTTAAAATAACATATTCAACTTATGATGTTATTGATGAAATAATAGATAAATTTTAATTAAAATGATACAAAAAATAAATTTACCAAAGTTACTTATATTAGATGTAGATGGAGTATTAACTGATGGAACAAAAGTTTATGATAAAAATCATAATGTAATAAGTAAACGATTTTTATGTAAAGATTTTACTGCTATAAAAAGATTTATTGCATCAGGTATACAAGTTATTATGTTATCTGGAGATATTTTTAATAAACCAATGGCTGATAAGAGAAATATAGATTTTTATTGTTCAAGAAATGAAGATCTAAGTTTAGACAAATCTAGATATGTTGATATATTTTCTAAAAAATATAATGTAGATCCTAGCAATATATCCTTTATAGGAGATGATTATTTTGATCTATCGATTTTCAAAAAATTAGATATTACTTTTTGTCCATCTGATGCTCCCAATATTATTAAAGAGCATTCATTATATACATTAAAATCAAACGGTGGAGAAGGAGTGTTAGTTGAATTATATGATATATTTATTAATAAAAAATGGATAACAGATGCATCAGAAACAGCAGTTGCTGATTTAGATAAGCAAGAGTTAACAAGTAAGGAAATGAGTTAATGAATAATCACAGTAAAATATTTTTTAATTTTTTAGATGAAATTCATACAAAAAATATACCATATGTTATATTTAGAGGATTTTCAAAATTACCAATAATGCCCGATAAAGATATTGATATGCTTGGGTCCTATGACCATTATCAAGAAACTGTAAATATATGTAAAAAATATTTTGTTGAAAATAATAATATTTGCGGCCCAACAAATTATGGATTTGCAGAATGGTGTGAAATGTTATTAAACCCATTCTTTACATCTTTACATCGAGAAACCTGGTTACCTGATGGTAACCGAGGATTGGGGTATTTTAGAATTGATCTTCAAAATTCATTATACTTTAAAAGTCCTTATAATAATTTTAGTACATATTGGACGGTTCCTAAAAAATTTAATGATTATGTATTAGATACTAGAAGACTCAATGAGCATGATAATATAAAATATTATATACCAAGTATCGAATGTGATATGACACTATTAACATTACGAAATACATTAGATAAAAATAGACAATGGAAAGATAAACACGCAAAAAGAGTTAATGAATTAGCGAAGATAGCAGATATACCGGAGTTAACTAAATGTATAGAAATGGTACTACCAGAAGCTACAGATATAGTTAATCATTTATTAAATGGCAGTTTAAAACAAATAAATAATATTATAGACCGGTTGTAATGGGAATAATAACTAAAAAATTATATGAAGGAAAAATAGACTTTCCAGAAAAAGATAGTTTAATTATAATTGAAGATAATATTGGAGATGATCTACCTATACATATACATTTAGGATTAGGAGCTCCAGGAAGATGTAATATACGGTTACATTTTACATATAAAGAGTTTAAAAAATTCTGTATTGGAATTATAAACGGAGGAAAAAGATAAAATGGGACATATTATTAAAAAAATTCTTGGCGATGTAGATACAGATTCTAATTATGAAAATTTAATTATCGAAGATAACGCAAACGGCCAAATACATATTCATATTAAGAATATAAGATTAGATATGTGGAGACCTGAATATAATATATTCTACGAAGCTATAAAAGAATCTTACACAAAAATTAAAGGGAAAAATTAATGGAATATGTTAGTAAAAAAGGTACTTATCAAATAAGTGGAGATAAATTCATAATAAATCTTAATAGAAATATTTCCAATACAAATGAATTATATAATAAAAGAAATGATATTATTGATTATTCTAATGATAATAACAAAATAATCGAAATTTTAGAAATAACACAAAATTCTATTACAACTAAATATTATAATTCATGGTATCCTTTATTAATAACACATCAAAATAAAATATTTTATGATGAGTCTATGTGTGAGTTAATTGCTAATAGATATATGACTCTTTTAAATGATATAGAAAAAGCAAAAAAATTATACTCAGACATATGTTCGGAATATGATAAATTTACTGAAGCAACGGGTCTAGCTTTTAATGACAGAGCTGCAAATAATATATTAGTAAATAATGACTTAAGTGATTTCAGAATAATCGATGTAGGATCAATTGATATAAATAAGCATACGGTATTATCAAAAAATGTCTACAAACATATATTAGGTTATTATTCTTGGAAGCATGTATATAGTAAATATTTACAACAAGATCAAATAGATAATTTATTAATTAATAATCAAGGAAATTAATGCCAAGTTTTCAAAAATATGATATAGCATTATATGGACATATAACGATTGATAAAATATTTTCTGAATTTACTAATCATAAAACTATAGGTGCAATGGGAAATGTCTGGGATGCATTAATATCAACAGATTCTTCTCTATCTATCGATCTAAAACCAACAGCTATAGGCGAAGCTATTATTTTAGTTGATAAAAAAAATATGAACAGGGTAGGCAGAGGCCAGTTAAATTTGCATACAACAAATACTATTAATGTATCAAAATCAAAATGGCATCATCTAATGTATATAAATCAGTTAGATAATGTTTCATTTGTTAATAACATTGAAGAGGGTATTATTTCTGCAGATATAACATCCGGAAAAATAAAAAATCTAGAATTATTATCTATAATAGATTTTTTATTTATTTCTGATGAAGATCTATTTATGGATATAGATGAACTAGCTAAACTAGTTAAAGGGTGGGTTATACTACATTATCCAGAAGGCAGCTATTCATCTAATGGTAAAGAATCAGTTTTAGTAAAAAATGAGATATTAGAAAATGTAAACGTATTAGGGGCTGGTGATATATTTGCCGCTAGTTTTATGTATAAACATCTAAATGATCAAGATATAAAAATATGTATTGAATATGCACATTCAAATACAACGTATATATTACAACAGAGAAAATTAGAAAATGAAACAACAAAAAAAAAGAAGTCCAAATAATGAATGTAGTTTTACCAATTGCCGGCCTAGGCCAACGATTTATAGATAGTGGATATGAAAAGCCAAAACCACTAATTGATTTTAACGGGCAGTATCTTATAGAAAAAGCTCTAAAATCGTTAAATACTGATAATTGCAATTTATTTTTTATTGTAAGACAGGAACATATTGATCAATTTAATATAGATATAATATTAAAAGACAAATTCGGAGATAATATTCATATTACTTCAATAGACTATACAACAGAAGGAGCTGTATGTACATGCATGTTAGTTGCAGAATATATAGATAATAACAATGAATTAGTAATATTTACTCCAGATTGTTATTTCGAGCCTCAATTTGATTCAAATCAAATTGATAAAAAATATGATGCCATGGTTGTAGTATTTAATTCAGATAGTCCAGCTCATAGTTATGTTACATTAGATAATAACGGGTATGTGACAAATGCAGCTGAAAAAGAAGTTATTAGTAACTACGCAGTAGGCGGATTATATTATTATAGGAAAGGAAGTGATTTTGTTAAATATACTAAACAAATGATAAAAGATAATAATAGAACTAAAAATGAATTTTATATTTGTCCAGTTTTTAATTATTTAATTAAAGATGGTGGGAAAATTGGTATAGATAAAAATTCAAAACATTTAATTTTAGGAACGCCAAAAGATTTGGAGATAAATATAGATGAATAAACGTAAAATAAATAAACGATTATTAAAATTATTATATGATCACAAAGAAGAGCACGTAGGCAGCTGCTTTACCATGGTTGATATATTGTGCGAAATATTTGAAAAGAAAAAAGAAGATGATATTGTTATAATATCAAATGGCCATGCTGCATATGCATTATATACTATTTTAGAATACTACTATGACCATATAGATGCTGATGATTTAGCGACAAGACATGGCGGACATCCAAATAGAGAAGAAGAAAATCACATATATTGTTCAACGGGTAGTTTAGGTTCTGGTATAATAATAGCCGTCGGAAGGGCATTAGCAAATCCGAAAAGAAAAGTATATGTGACAATAAGTGACGGAGAGTGTGCAGAAGGATCAGTATGGGAATCATTAAGATTTATAGCAGATCATAATATACAAAATATAGAAGTTCATTGTAATGCAAATGGTTGGGCATGCTATGATCCCATTAATATAGATACTCTTGAAAAAAGATTAAAAGCATTTTTGCCAACTATAAAAATACACAAAACGAACTTAAATATGTTATCATTCCTTAAAGGGCAAAACGCACATTATATGATAATGAACGAAGAAGAATATAAACAAGGTATAAAGGAACTACAATGAGTGGAGTAAGAAAAGCATTTGTACCATTATTATATAACGAGATGGGCAAAAATGAAGATATAGTATTTGTTACCGGCGATTTAGGTTATAATCATTTTGATAAATTCAGAATTGATTATCCGGATAGGGTTATTAACGTTGGAGCAGCAGAACAATTATTAATGGGAGTTGGTATCGGATTAGCCATGGATGGAAAGATACCTATATTATATTCCATGACACCATTTTTATTGTATAGGCCTTTTGAATTTATAAGAAATTATGTAGATTATGAAAAAATACCTGTTAAGTTATGTGCAAGTGGTAGAGGAAAAGATTATGATTGGTTAGGTTGGTCACATTGGGCAACTGATGATAAGGAACATTTAAGTGGTTTTAAAAATATTAAAAAATATTGGCCAAAAAATGGAAAAACTTTTGAATTACAATTCCATGAGTTTATGTATAATAATAAGCCATGCTATTTGAATTTGTCAAGATGATATTGATATCACATAGAGGTAACATAGATAAAAAAAATCCAAATTTGGAAAATAACCCCGAATATATTGAAAAAGCATTATATTTAGGATATAATGTAGAAATCGACGTTTGGTATGAAAACGAATTTTGGCTAGGACATGATACTCCTCAGTATAAGATAGATGTAAATTATTTAATGAATACTAAGTTATGGTGTCATGCTAAAAATGGCAAAGCATTATCTGAAATGAGTAAATATAAAAATATTCATTATTTTTGGCATCAAGATGATGATTTTACATTAACCTCTAAAAAATTTATTTGGACTTACCCAAAAAAAATCTTATACTATAATAGTATATGCGTATTACCAGAATTAGGTTATATAGGATCATTAAAAAACTGTAACGGTGTGTGTAGTGATTATATTAAACAATATAGAGAACTAAAATGAAAATTGCATTATTAATATCAGGATTGTTAAGAGAATATAAAAAGTCTTTTAATAGCCTTAAAGAAACATTTGATATAGATGGTATAGATTTAGATTTATACATTCATACATGGAAAACAGAGAAAGATATAATAGATGATAAATGGGGACTTGGTGGAGGAAAACAAGTCAATAGATCAATATATAAAAATCACGAACCACAATTAAAAGACCCAGTTGCAGAGTATTTAACAGAAATTAATGAAATAATTCCTATTACAGATGTACAAATTGAAAGCCAAATTGATAACCCAGGAATATGTGCTATAAGAAAAAGATTAGGATCAAAATTTAAAAACAAATGGTCGCCACATAATCTGAGTTGTCAATTATATTCTATATATCAATGTAATGAATTAAGAAAACAGTCTAATAAACATTATGATTTAGTTATAAGAGCAAGAACAGAATTAATATTTAAAAAATCTATGACACACAAATTTCTAAAAGAAATATTAGATAATAACTGTATTGCAATACCAGACGGATTAAATTGTGGTGGCGGAATTAATGATACGCTAGCTATTGGAACAGTGTCTGCTATGGATTGGTATTGTGAAGAAATATATCACTATGAACCCGAAATAAACCCACATTTAATGATACTGCGTCATATAGAATCGAAGTATAGACTTGCAAGATTTAATTTACCATATACATTAAGAGAAAAACGAATTGATAAAATTCCTAAAAACCAAAAAATTTTATATTCTAAACCTCCATTAAGATTATCGATATAATCAAAAGCCAACTACCTTAAAAAATGAAAATAGCAGTTGTAACACCCATATCTCACCACGCCGGACTCAGGGAATTGGTAGAATCCAAAGGTGAAGCATTCTATTTAGAAAATAACCCAGACAAGTCCATGGTTAAGTCTTTATTGATAAAGAAAAATATTGATACTATAATTTGCAATCCAAATCAACAATCTTTTAAAATTGATAAAGAATTATTACAAAGAACTAGCGTTAATTTAATTAATACATGTTCGACCGGTATGAATCATATAGATGTTAATTATTGTAAAGAAAATGATATTGAAATATATTCATTGACTCGTGATATGGAACTTATCAACGAACTTCCTTCTACATCAGAATTAGCATTTGGGTTAATGATGTCCTTATTACGAAAAATTCCAGAAGGAAAGAAACATGTATCAGAATACAATTGGGATTATACTCAATTTATGGGTAGACAAGTTAAAGACCTTAAGATAGGAATTATTGGATACGGAAGATTGGGTAAGATGATGTACAATTACTGTAGGGCATTCGGAGCTGAAGTGATGGTATATGATCCATATGTAATGAAAGGATTTAATTGTTTAGAAGAAATGGTTTCAAAAGCTGACGTCATATCTTTACATGTACATGTTACAGATGAAACTAAATATATGATAAATGAGAAATTATTAGGTTTTTCTAAAAAAAATCTTTATATTATAAATACATCAAGGGGTGAGATAGTTCAAGAAACTGATATAGTTGCTGCATTAAAATTAGGACAATTAGGCGGATATGGAACGGATGTGATAGAACATGAGTTTGATGATTTAACTAAATCACCTATAATCAAAGCGATGAATGAGGGAGAAAATATTATCGTAACACCTCACGTAGGAGGAATGACTTATGAAGGACAATCCAAAGCATTTAAATGGGCAATAAATAAATTATGAAGATATTAGCAATTATACCAGCAAAGACAGATTCAACTAGATTACCTAGAAAAAATCTACAAAAAATACATAATAAAACATTAATTGAATATTCAATTGACTACTCTAAACAAAGTAAATATAAACCAACAATCGTTATTTCTTCAGAAAGTGATGAAGTATTAAAAATAGCAAAAGATAATAATGTAACCTTTATAGAACGACCAGTACATTTACTTAAAGATGCAGAAGTAACTGATGTGTATATTGATATATTAGAAAACAACCCTGATCAATATGATTTAGTAGTATGTTTACAACCAGATCATCCAGATAGAGAACACACTTTCGATTATTGTGTGGATTATATGATTGAAAATAATTATGATGATCTTATTACTATAGAACCCAATTTTAAAAGAAGTGGATCTGTTAGAGTTTTTAAATATAATCATCTGGTAAATGGTCATGTAAGTAAAAGAATAGGATGTATCAAAGACGATGCAACAGATATACATTATAAAGAAGATTTAGATAAAGCAAAATTAAAAATAAAATAAAATGAAAATAATAGCAGAAATAGGATGGAATCATTGTGGTGATATTCAATTAGCTAAAAAAATGGCTAAAGCAGCTCAAGAAAATGGAGCAACATACGCTAAATATCAAACATGGTCAGTAGACAGACTTAAACCAGGAAGTTGGGATAACGACGGACGAAGAGAAATTTATGAAAAAGCCGAACTTTCAAAACAAGATCATATTGAACTAATAGATTATTGTAATGAAATTGGAATTAAATTTCTATCTTCTGTATTTAGTATACAAGACGCTAAATTATTAATTGAGTTAGGATGTACAGAAGTTAAAATACCTAGTTTTGAATCAAGAAATCATGATCTAATTAAATATTGCGGCCAACACTTTGAAACTGTATTTATGTCTACTGGTACGTCTGTATTATCAGAAATACATGAAAGTTCTAAGTTCTTCGGCGATAATGCAAAATGGTATTTAATGCATTGCGTTTCAACATATCCATGTAACTATTCTATAGCAAATTTACCAAAAATGTTACATTTAAAGAAAATTCATAAACATGTAGGATATAGTGATCATATACAAGGAATAGAATCAGCAAAAATAGCTATTGGACTTGGAGCACAAGTAATTGAAAAGCATTTCACGATTGATAATAATCTTCCTGGTAGAGACAATAAATTTGCTATATTACCAAAAGATCTTCTTGGGTTGTCTGAATATATTTCTTATATTAAAGATATGATGATTGATCATGGTATAGGATATAATGATTTAGAATTAGATTCTAGAAAAAATTATGCAGGGAGATTTAATGGATAATATTAGTATAATAATTAGAAATAGAAATGAAGATAAATATATTGGATTTACAATTCAATCATGTTTAGACCATTTTAAAAAACCTGAAATTATAATTGTGAATAATAATTCTACTGATGACTCTTTACGGACAGTAAATTTATTTAAAGATAGAACTACAATTAAAGTTATTTCTATTAACGATTATACACCAGGTAAGTCAATTAATTTAGGTGTTAAGCATGCTACCAATAACATTGTCTTAATATTATCTGCACATGCACAAATTATTAAAATTGACTTATTACAAATACAGTCAGACTTAAAAGAAAATGTAGCTGTCTTCGGTCAACAAATTCCTATATATAAAGGTAAAAAAATAACAAAAAGATATATTTGGAGTCACTTTAAAAAAACTCGTATTAAAAATATGTATTCACAAATAGAAGATCGACAATTTTTACATAATGCATTTTGTTTTTATAATAAACAGTTTTTATTAGATCATCCAATGCCAGAACAATATGCAGGTAAAGAAGATAGATATTGGGCAATAGACATAATAGATAAAGGTTATAACTATTATTATGATGGTATAAATCAACAATGTAATCATTTTTATACTAATAATGGAGCAACCTGGAAAGGAATAGGATAACAAATGGAAAAAAAATATGGAAATACATAAATTTAAAGATTACAAAGAATATAAAGATATTCAAATTAAAGGTTATAATGCCAAACATAAAACACATAGTTGGGTAGATGCTTATTCTATTAAAGGGTTAGTTAACTATATTCATTCATATAACCCAGATGCTAAATTCGGATTGTGTCATGGGACTAGGAATGGAAAAGAACAAGAAATCTTCATAAAATCTTTTTCTTCAATACAAAAACAAATAACAGTAATAGGTACAGAAATTGCTTATCATGCTTCACAAACTTATCCTAATACAATAGAGTGGGATTTTCATGAGGTTAAAGATGAATGGTTGGGTAATGTTGATTTTATATATTCTAATTCATTTGATCATAGTTATGACCCTGAAAAATGTTTAGATGCGTGGATGAGTTGTTTAAGTAAAAAAGGTTTATGTTTTATAGAATGGACAAAAGATGATATTGGTAATTCAAGACCTATGGACCCCTTTGCTGCAAGTTTTGAGGAATATAAAACATTAATTAATAACAAATATGAAATATTAGATATTTTGGAAAATATTCCTGATAAATCTAGTAGTGATACTTTTAATGGAAAACGAAATTTTTTTGTTATAAAAAATAAATAGATATGAAAAAAAATATAGTATTTATACCAGCAATTGACGCAGGCCGCGGTCGACATCATGCATATCAATATAGTATTAAATCATGGAAATCGTGGGCAGAAAAACATAATGCTGAAGTATTAGTTTGGGATACTCCGTTATATACTTGGGATGAAATGACTATTCCATGGCAACGATATTATTTATTTAAAATATTAGAACATAACAATATAAATTATGATCAAATATTAATGGTTGATTCTGATACAATAGTTCACCCAGATACGCCAAATTTCTTTGAACATACAGAAAGAAAATATGTAGGAGTATTAGATTTGGGTTGTTGGGAATGGACAGGCCGATCGATACGTCATTATAAAGATTTATTTAACGACTATAAACTAGATCGAGGAATATACTTTAATGGCGGGTTTCAGATAGTTAATGAATCTCATAAACATTTATTTGATGAAATTATTGATTTTTACAGAGAACATAAAAGTATACTTTGTGAAAAACAAAAATCAGGATTAGGTACAGATCAAACTCCAATTAATTATTTATTGCAAAGTAAAAATGTAGACTTAAAAATATTTCCATCAACATATAATTTGCATCATATGTCTAGTAAAAATTTATTAAACTTTGGACAATCCTGGTGGGGTGATTCATTACAAAATTTATATGAACAAGCTTGGGTATATCATTTTAATGCCATTCCAACAAATCCATTAAAACGAGACTCTGAATATTTTATTAAACAAGCATACAATGAATTATATGGATAAACAAATAGCATTTATATCAGAATTGCCTTTTAACAATAAAGTTGAACGAGATCATCCACACATGCGCACAGAATTTGCGCAGTTTTGTGCTTTAAAGGCAGATCATTATTGTTTTTATAATTTTAATTTGGATAAACAATATGATCATATTATATTATTAATAAGTAAAACAGATAAATTAAGAAACTACTTATATGAGAATAAACCAAAATTAGTAGAAGAACTTCGGCCATATGCAAATAAAATTTGGTTTATGCAAGAAGCAACGGCACAGATATATCAACAAATGCCATTGCATCATCAAATATATCATTATAACATATTACAACAAGTAGATGCAATATTAACAGAAAATGTAACAGATTTTGATTATTTTAAAGGAATGGTAGGAAAAGATAAACAAATAGAAACAATACCTACATTAATTATAGAAGATAATTTTAAACATTTATTAGATACTCCTAAACAAGACAAAGTAATGATCGGAGGAAATTGTAATGCATGGTATGGTGGGTTTGATTCATATATAACTGCATTACAATTTGATGTGCCTATTTCAGTGCCAAAAATGAGGAATGTAGAAAATGAATCTCAATTTATTAATTTATTACCACATGTTACATTTAATGAATGGATGAATATATTATCGTCATATAAATATGCTGTACACTTAATGCCTAATGTAACAGCTGGAACCTTTTCTTTGAACTGTGCCTTTTTGGGAATACCATGTATTGGATATGCTCAATCAGATCCTCAAAGATTATGTCAACCAGAATTATCTATAGATAAATTTGATTTAAATAAAGCAGTAACATTAGCAAAACGATTAAAAACAGACAAAGATTTTTATAAACAATGTGTTATTGATGCAAAGAATAATTATATAAAATATTTCAATGAAGAAGTATTTATCAACAAAATGAAAAAAGTTTTAAAATAATGAAAATAAGTTTAATACAACCAGGAAGAAATAATCTTAAATATTTAAAATGGTCTTATGATTCTATAAGAAAAAATCAAGGAGATCATGAAGTAGAAATATGTGTAGCTGATGATTTTTCAAATGACGGTACGTGGGATTGGTGTAAAGACATGATGGAAAAAGATTCACACTTTAAAGCCATCTTAAACATCGGACCAACTCGTTTAGGTCATACTATTTTATATGATAAATTAGTTAATGACGTAGCTACAAATGATATTTGTATGATTTACCATGCGGATATGTACTTATGTCCTGGTGCTTTAGATGCAATAGAAAAACATATGTATGGTACCCCAGAAGAGCCAATAGTTGAGAGTAGAATAGTATCACTTACTAGAATTGAACCACCATTACATCCGGATGGACCAGAAAAAGTATTATTAGATTGCGGCATTGAGCCTGAGGAGTTTGATGAAGATAAACTCTTAAAACATCTAAAAGAAAAAACAAAAGAAAAATATTATTCACCTAATACAACAGAAGGTATATTTGCACCATGGGCATTTTGGAAAACAGATTTTCAACAAATAGGAGGCCATGATATTTTATTTGCTCCACAATCAAAAGAAGATACGGACATATTTAATCGTTTCCATTTGAATGGAGTAGAGTTTGTTCAAACATGGGAAGGTTTTGTTTATCATATGACATGTAGAGGTAGCAGATTTGCAGACGGAGCAAAACGTAATCCTAATGGTGAAGTGTTTATGAAAAACAGAGAAACAGATGAATGGTTAATACAAAATGCTAAGTCTACTAGAGAGTTTTTACGTAAATGGGGACATTTTTGTAAACATGATCATTATATGAAACCCATTGTTCCTCCAAAGTATAACATAGGTTTTATAATAAAAAATTGTACTATAAATTTATTAAGAGAATTAGAGCCCTGGTGTGACACAATTTATGTCGATTGTAGATTTGATAGGTATATTTTAAAAGAACAACCTAATACTAAGTTTGATTTAATAAAAAAAGTTCAGCCAATTGAAAATATTAATGCAGACTATATAGCAAATGGACATATACCTAATAATATACTCGTTAATATTGATGCAACAAGATTTGTTAGACAAGATTTTGAAATAATAGCTAAACTATCAGAAATATTACAAGACAGTGGGGAAACTGGAGAATTTGAATTAAGTAATTTAAAAATTACAATTAATAGTTTACAAACATATGAAAATGATTTAATAATATGCAAATCTTAATAACTGGAGGCGCTGGTTTTATAGGTACTAATCTTATAAAACGATTGATTACTGATGGCCATTCTATAACATGTATAGATAATTATTCAACGGGTTTAGTATCAAATCACATATTAGGTGTTACATACATTCCAAAAGATATACGATATCTAGAAGATAAACATTTTTCTTACTGGAGCAAATTTGATGTAGTTTATCATTTAGCAGCAATAGCTAGAATACAGCCATCTTTCGAAAGACCACTTGATTATTTTGAAACAAATGCGATGGCTACTATGAAAATAGCAAAGATTTGTGCAGATGCAGACATTCCATTAATATATGCAGGATCATCTTCACACCATGTAGGTCTATATAGTAATCCATACACATTCAGCAAATCGATTGGAGAAGAAGTTTTGCATATGTTTGAAGTGAATTATGGACTCAAATTTGCTATAGCTCGATTCTATAATGTCTATGGACCACACCAATTAACTGAAGGAGGATATACAACACTAATCGGTAGATGGCTTAATAATATTGAAAAAGGATTGCCTTGTGAGATATATGGAGATGGAGAACAACGTAGAGATTTTACTCACGTAGATGATATTGTAGATGGTTTATTAGCAATGCACACAGATAAATCATATGGACATGCTTTTGAATTAGGTAGAGGAAAAAACTACTCTGTAAATGAAGTAGCTGAGATGTTTGGTATCACCCCAGAATACAAACCACCAAAGCCTGGAGAAGCTAGAGATACATTATGTGAAAATAAGGATGCAACAGAAATATTAGGTTGGATTCCACAAAAAGAATTATTAAATTATATAAAAGATATAATTACATGACAATAATAGAACACGTGGAAAAAGAATTAATGCGAATAACCCAATCAATAACGTTAGGTACAGGTAAGTCAGCTAGAAATCATATGGATGGTTTTGTATTAGCTGATTTGAAGAAAAAACGAGAAGTATTAATAAAAGTATTAAAAATTTTAAAAGAAAATCTAGATTAACTTTATTTACATTATATTTATTTAAAATGTTCTTTATAAACTAGGAATGAGTATATAAAATGAAGACAAGCGCTTTAATTTCATTAGGTATTGGTACTACTTGCGGATTTATCTGTTCGTATTTTTTAAATTTAACAATGTCTAATTTCGAACAATTCTTAGCAATATGTTGTGTAGTACTTTTAGATGGATTTTTTGGGTGTGTTGCTGGAATGAAAAGAGAAGGATTTAAAACATTCAAAGCTTTATCGGTATTACGTACATTATGCGTGTGGTGGATGATATTAGCAGTTATATTAGTAGTTGAGCAAGCATTTGCTGGAACTAGTTGGCTAAGTGAAACAATGATTGTTCCATTTATAATATTCCAACTTATCAGTGCATTTAAAAATGCATCTATTGCAGGTTTAATAAATGCAGAAGTACTCAACAAAATTCTAGATAAAGTAGATGGCCATAAAGGTGAAAGATAATGATAATTAAAATAGGTAGCAATCAAAAAGAGCATGTTCAAGAAATTCAAGAAGCATTAGGCATATGGGTTGATGGGGACTTTGGTACTAAAACAGAAAAAGCAGTTAAACAATTTCAAAAAGAAAATGGTTTAGATGTAGATGGAATTGTAGGACCTAAAACATATGAAGCACTAATGCATGAAAATCATATGTATACTCTAGATCAGATTCAAGAAGCAGTTAAATCTAAAGGATATAAATGGTTTGAAAATGGAGATTATAATTTTAATCTAGTAGGAGTTCGAAGTCCAGATAAAGACGGAAAAATAACTAACAAATATGATGATTATATCACACTTTCATATAAAATCAATGGAGAATGGAAGTTCCATTGTTGGCCAGCAACTACTCAACCAGGTTTATATTGGATAAATCATCCGATGAACAGAAGAGGGTGTGCTATATTAGTTCCAGATCAATACAATGGAGTATATAAAATTGACGGTCATGGAAAAACAAGATATAAAGCACTTTGCCAAAGAGCTGGAAAAGTTCGTGTTTATAGAGATGGAAATAAAGATGATGTATATGATTATGACAATGATACTATCACTGAAGGATATTATGGAATAAATATTCATCGTAGCTCTGCATATAAAGTAGCAAATAATATAAATAAATATTCTGCAGGATGCCAAGTATTTAAAGACCCAGATGATTTTGATGACATGATGGATTTAGCTTATAAGGCAAAAGACGTTCATGGGAATAGCTTTACTTATACGCTTCTTAACTCAACTGATATTAATTCTTAAATTTTATTTAATGCAAATTCGTTATGTAGTACTCGCAGTACTTTTTTTCTCTATTGCTCAATCAATAGCATGGATTCAAATGAACTCTCCAATTCTTTGGAGTTCTTTTAACAAATACAAATGGATATTAATCTTATTAGGAATTCCTGTTACATGGATGTTTATGACAGCAACCCGCTATGCAGTTACGGGCTTTGATGGTGATTTGTGGCCAGGACGAATACTTTCATTTGTAAGTGGTATTATAACATTTACTGCGTTAACATGGTTTTTTAAAGGAGAAGCAGTTAACATGAAAACTGCAGTTTGTTTGGTATTGGCTTTTGCAATATTAATTATCCAGGTGTTTTGGAAGTAAAATATATTTATATATAGATAATAAAGGTATATAAATGCAATCACCAACAAAACAATATTTACAACATATTATTAAAGAAGAATATAGTAATATGTTAATATCAGAACAATCTCCTTACCAGAACCCATATTTGAATATAAATGGTCAGTTACAAAACTATGAAAATCCAGAATATTCTGGACTTATAGGACCGAATTTGGATATAAGTACTGGATATGATTTTTATGGGCAACAAAAACAAATATTAGATCAAATTGAATATGATCCGAAGACTGACAAATTACCCGGCAAGAAAATTAGATTTACATTAGATAATTGGTGGAAGTCTATGGGAGCAACTTCATGTACTGGTGCCGATAATTGTAATAGTTATAATTTTCCAGCAAAAGATACACCAAATTTACCCACTACAGTTAAAGCTTGGTTACGAAAGTGGGGCGCACGCCCAGTTATATTTGATACACATGGTAATACTATAATCAATCCGGCGGAACTGGAAAAACGACTTCCGGAGTATTTAAAGAATTTTGCAAAAAACGAAGCTGCAACAATAAAAGACTTAAAATCACAATATCTGATATATTATCAACTAGTATTAAATTATGATCCGGGAGGAGCAAAATCTCCAGCTGCACTACCTATTTGGTTTGGATGGGGCACCAAAATAATACTTCCTCAAGATAATCCTAATCTAAGAGCAAAACAAGTTGTAAATTATAAATTTCAAAATGGCCGGGTAGAAATAGTTAATAGTTCTGATGAAGTCCAAGGTAGATTTATGATAACTCCAGGTGGCGGAGTAGAATATAAAGAAATTAGTGACAGCGAGAAACGTAACAGATTGATGAAAGGATATACTGGTTTAATCGATAAAGGAAATCCTCGATATAAAGCTATGAGTGATTTATCTGATGTGTTATATGGCTGGACTGGAGTAGGAGAAATGGCTATTACTAAAACAGCTTTTCCGGTTTTGTATGAGCTGCAAGAAAATCAACAGACAAGAAAATGGGGAGTAAATTGGTCAAATGTTGCTGATAACATGCAATTAACGTTAGACTTTGTAGGAATAGTTGGAGGCCCATTTGTTGATGTTCCTAATGGTTTGTGGTATATAAGCCGAGGCAGAACATTTGAGGGAGTATTGAGTATTGCCGCTAGCATTCCTGCCGTAGGCGATGGTATGAATATAATAGTTAAAAAGGGATTGCAAGCTGCAATAAAACCTTTTATAATAGCAAGTAAAGGCGCATCGGTTACATTTAGAACCGGCAGAAAAATTTATATGAATTTAGCAGAATATCTAATAAAAGAGGGATATGCAAAAAATCCAAAAAAATATATTCAATGTCTTGAACAAACAAAAGATATAATTAAGACATTTAAAGGAAAAGTATTAACTAATGCTCAAGTCCAGAAATGCATAAAGGTATTAGATAATATGATATTAGGCGGTACCCATATAGTCGAAAAGCTGGTTTTAAAAAATAAGCATATAAAAGGAATAGATATAAGTAATAATTTCAAAAGAAGAATAGGCGTAAGTGGCGTACCTGGAACATTTACCGGAGCGCATATCCGAAAGCGTCTGACCGGTTTATGGAAAAAACTTACTGGTACTGCAACAAAACTAGTTAACCCAAAAGAACTAACCGACCTCATAAAAAGGTTGCCCTTTAATACGAAAAATTTCCTAGCAAAAGCAATATCAATGCCATCAAAAATGGCTGCAAATACAATACGTAAGATATGGAATGCATTTTACAAGAATCTATTTAAATCTCCCCAACATTTATCTCTAGTAATATCATCCTTTGCAGATAAAAAAATTGTTACTAAATTTATAAAAATGGTTCAAGAGGAATATTTTGTAAGACATTTTATGATGCATGGCGGCGGCGAATTTACAGAAGAGGTGATACGAAAAAGTTTTAAATCAGGTAAACTTCCCGGAGGAGCATCATTTTCAGGTACAATAACTCAAGGAACATATTATACTACTACTACTGGAAAAACAGCTGTTGAAAAATGGTTAGCTGAACATGGAGTTCACCAAGGTAATTTAGTAAATAACCTAGATTGGCTATTTAAAAATAGTAAAAAAAGTTTTAAAAATATTGCAGCTGATGTTTTAATAGACTTAAGAAAAGGATGGCAAGATGCTGTTACTGGAAGTGGCCACTCATGGGGACTTGATTTAACTAAACTAAATAATAATTATTTAATAATGTGTATTGCAGACCCAATGTTAAAATTTCGTACAGCTGCAGGTGGACTAATGGGCGGTGCTGCAACAAACATAGGCAAGGTAAAAAATGTAATGTTTGAAACTCTGGAAACCTTATGGAGGCCTCTTCAAAACGGAGTGGTTGGTGCAGCAAATGTGATATATAATGAAGTACAAACTTTTTTTCTAAATATTACTTCAGATCCCGATGAAACAGATTTTGGCTATGAATGGCAAAAACACAACTCATTATATATCCCGGTAGCGAATATGGTATTTGAGAAAATATTTGGTTCTGATGTTGATGACTTAATAGCACAAACATTAAAGCCAGTTCATCAATTTTTAACTGAAACCGCCGGTGGAATAACGATAACACCACAAACTGAAGCTTTAACGGATAAAAACTTAATGCCATCAACATTCAAAGGTTATAGTCTATATGCAGAAGAGAATATTGTATATACTCAAAATTGGTTAGTCGACACACATAACGAATATGGATGGGAATGGGTTAGAGAAGCGACGCCAGGAGCTAGCGATATCGACGATATTACCATGGTGAGAAAACAAATTAGAGGTATACATATTTTTAAATGCACAAAAAGAAATGGCCGTTTCTATGCACAAGGAGTAGAGGGCGCATTCCGAATTGCAACCCCGGATGGTAATTTTGGAGGATGGCTAGACAGTTCTGTGAATCCAGATGCATGGAAAATAAAAAAGCTTCTAGGAATGGAAAGTAAATATTTAGTTGCAATGAAAGATGGAAAAATGATTAGACAATACAAACCAGGATATGTCGATCCATTACCAATAGGTCCAGCTAGACAAAAGGAAGCAACATGGGATAGGACAGCAATTAATGTACCAGCATCAATTACAGGTTATAAAGGACAACAAAAAAACTCAAAAGAGAAAACAAGCCCATTACGAGACAAATTCAGAAATGCAATAGATAAATATCATAAATTTAAACAAACAGGTAAATTTATTCAAACATAATATGATTAAAGAATATACTACACAAAGCACGTTGAATCCGCAGATTTGGGATGAAGATCATCTCAAACCTAAGCTTCGTGAAAAATTCTTAAAAATTGCTAGAGCATTTGCAGATTTTTTACTTCCTATAATAGATGTCCAAGTCCGCGATGTAACATTAACTGGAAGCAATGCAAATTATAATTGGACTAATAAATCAGATATCGACTTGCATGTTTTAATTAATTATAAAGATATAAAAGCTTATGATGCTAACTCAGCATTGGTACGAGAATATTTAATGGCTAAAAAAAGTATATGGAACAATAATTATCCATTAACATTTAGAGGAATGCAAATAGAATTATATGCTCAAGACACAAATGAACCACACGCATCCACCGGAGTATTTTCTATAATGAAAAACAAATGGATAAAAAAACCTAGTGCAGGTGTAGTTTCAATTGAAGATGATGCGATAGATAAAAAAGCTGATCCATTTGCATACGAAATAGACAATATGAAAAAAGGCGATATGGATATATTGCCTAGAATAGAAAGACTAAAATCACGCTTAAAACAAATGAGACAAACCGGATTAGAAGCAGAAGGCGAATATTCTGTTGAAAATTTAGCATTTAAGAAACTGCGTAATACCGGCCATTTAGAACGATTAAGCCAATTAGCAAAAACAGAAACAATGAGTCGCCTTCAAATGGAAAACCATAGTGACGGTGATAAAAATGATAAAATAATAGGTAATTTAGCATTACACATCAACAAAAAGAAAAAATTAAATAAAAATGATTGGGATATAGTAATGAAACATCTAGATGCTGTAGAAGATGTCCGCGGTCAATGGGACCATCCAAATCGGTGCACAATGATACCAAGTCGACAGATTACAATGCAAAACGTTTCATATCCGGTTTTAGGAATAGATGATACTGGATATAAACAAGTAATGAATCCAGAAGAAAATTATACATATCCCGGAACGCGTGTATTTGAAATACCAATAACGCCAAAATTTAAGTTATTATTATCAAAACTAAATAATTATATTAAAATGGGATAGAATATGAAAAGTAGAGGTCTTGGCGACGATATAAAAAAAATAACTAGTGCGACTAAATTAGATCAATTATCAAAAAGAATTGCAAAATTAGTTGGACAAAAAGATTGCGGTTGTGATAAGCGTCAAGAAAAATTAAATAACATATTTCCATACAAAAATAGGAAAAAATAATGGCATTATTAGATAAATCAGGAATTACCAACGGAAATATCGTAGATGCATCTCATGTAACTAATATATATGACACTCTTAATGGTACTGGAAGTTTTAATGTAAATGCTACCGGATCATTTACAGGTTCATTTACTGGAGTTTTTAATGGTACTGCTGCAACGGCATCTTATGCAATATCTGCTTCACATGAAATTATCAAAGAAGTATCATCTTCATATGCAGAAACATCTTCATATGCTAATTATTTATATGGTACCCCTAGCATCAACGTTACACAAGTAACAGCATCAAGTGATATAAGCTCAAGTGGTATAATTACTTCTACTACAGCTTCACATGATTATATACAATCCAGTACTTCTGGAGAAATTATAAAATTAGATGGAAAAGATGCAGGAGTATCATTACATCGTGTTGATGGTGGAGATACTAGTCTTCTCGATATAAGTGATGGTATTACGTTAGATATTAATGATGGAGCTAATCAAATATCTATAAGTACAGATGGTATTGAATTTGTAGGCCCTATTACTACTCCCATAACAGCATCAAGTGATATAAGTTCAAGTGGGGATATAACAGCTAATGCAGCAACTGTAGGACCTAGTAGTGGGTATACAGGCTCATTAGCAATAACAACCCCATTATTGGTTCAAAATAATTCAAATGCTTATATCGGAATATTTTCTCCTACTTCAAGCTTATCTGGTATTTATATGGGATCTGCAGCTGATACATTTGGAGCTAATATAATCTGGGGGTATAACGCAGGAAAATTAACAATTGGTGCTAGACAAGTAGATCATGGAATTGATTTTTTAATAGGAAATAAAGCATCATCATCATTATCCTTAACCCCCGTTAGTACTAATTTAACTAATTATAATTCTATATTAACTTTAACGGGTTCATTCATCCATGGAACTAGTTCTAGCGCTACCGGTGATTATTCCCATGCTGAAGGCAGGGGCAGTATTGCATCTGGATATGCATCGCATGCTGAAGGCCTTGCTACTGTAGCAGAAGGAGATTATTCTCATGCCCAAGGCCGATCAACCCACGCATCAGGATCATATAGTCATGCTGAAGGCAGGAACTCGTTAGCATATGGTTCATATAGTCATACAGTTGGGTATCTATCTACAGCTTCAGGAAATTATTCTCATGCTGGTGGATTAAGCACTGTTACTAATGCTAATTATCAATATGCAATAGGTCAATATAATATTTCTAGTTCTGATGATTCTGCATTAATAGTAGGAGACGGAGCTGATGCTAATAATAGATCTAATATATTATTTGCCGGAAACAATAAAATTGAATTAAATGCACCAATAACAGCATCAGGTAATATAAGTTCGAGTGGAACTGTTTCTATGATAACAGCTTCAATTGGAGGAGGAATATTTACATCTGCTTCATTAGCCGGAGCTATTGCTGGAGGTGGTGGCTCGAGCGGAATATTTTCTGATGTCAACGGCTATCAACAAACAATAAATAATTTAATAATATCATCATCCAATCCAACATCATCGTTATCAGTAATAGGAAGTGGATCAACAGTATTTGATGTAATCGGTAGTGTTGGAACATTATTCTCAGTAGATGATGATTTAACAGGAACATTATTTACAGCTAATGACATTTCAGGATTCCCTGTACTAGAAGCATCAGCAAGTGGAGAAGTATTTATAGGTAAATCACCCCAATCATTATATACAACAGCAGTAATAAGTGCTACATCGGCATCAAATTCTCAATCATTATGTACTTTAAGTACAAGTTCATATGATGGTGCATTCTTTGATTATACTATAACATCAGCATCAAATGCAAAAGCTGGAAATATAATGTCAATATGGAATGGAGGAATTATTACTCATACAGAAACTTCAACAACTGATATAGGAACAACAGCAGGTATTACTTTTGATGTAATAATATCTCAAAGCCAAGCACAGTTGGTAGCAATAACCGATTCTACAGCTCCTAATATTTGGAAAGTAAAAACAATAATAAAAGCTATATAAGTTATGGGAATTAGAAGAGGACCAAATATTGTAACAGATGGATTAGTATTTGCAGTAGATGCTGCAAACCCAAGTTCATATATAAGTGGCAGTACTATATGGAACGATCAAACAGCAAATCAAAATAATGGCACTTTAACTAATGGACCTACATTTGATTCGGCTAATGGAGGTAGTATAGTTTTTGATGGGGTTGATGATTGGGTTGATTGTGGAAATAATACTATAACTAAACCATCAGGCCCCATGACTATTGAATATTGGTTTAAAGGTAAATCAGGTTCAGCAAATGTTACAACATCAGGAACTACTGGTGCTAGCGGTCAAAGAGGCTATATGTTAGGTGTTAATAGTAGTAATGGTTGGAATTTCTCAATTGCTTCAAATTCTACTACAGTTAAAACTTTAACTCATACATTAACAATTGATGATACTCAATGGTATCATTTTGTAGGTGTTTATAATCCATCTACTTATATGAGAATTTTTATTAATGGTAATCAAGCTGCAGAAACTACTTCAGGTGTAGCATCTTCACAATATACTGGAAATAGTAATACACTTAAAATAGGAAGTAGGGGAGATGGTATTACTTATGGAATTTTTGACGGTAATATTGCAAGTTATAAACTATATCATAAATCATTATCCTCAACAGAAGTCCTTCAAAACTACAACGCATTGAAAACAAGGTTTGGATTATGAAGTTTGGTAGCATAACAACAGGCATCATAGCAGACGGATTGGTATTTAACATGGATGCAGCAAATAGAGCAAGCTATGTAGGGACAGGAAATCTTTCTTATAACACTATCGATACAGGAGTTTCAGGTTCATTTCAAAATGATACTCAGTTTAATGAAACAGATGATATAAAAAGTTTTCAATTTGATGGTATAGATGATTATATGGATTGTGGTGATAATTCTAGTACTAATATAGCCGCAAGTAATTTAACAATATCTTTTTGGGTAAAAAGTGCAACTAATTCCCAAACTAATTATACTGGATTAATTAGTAAGACACCAAATACAGCAGCAATAGTATCAGCAGGTCAATATGAAATTGAAATATCAACTTCTCAAAATACAAGATATATAGTTACAGGTTGTGATTTAAAAGCTGGTTCAGAAACATCAGGCACAGTTCCTACATTAACATTAAATACTTGGGAAAATATTGCAATGACATGGGATGGTGATACTATTATAGCTTATAAAAATGCAACTGTAACTGCTACAAAGACAAGTCCATCTGCAACTGCTCCAACATCAAAAACAGATGCATTAAGAATAGGAAACCGACCAGGTTATGCATCATTTAATGGTAACATAGGTCCAATACACATATATAACAGAGCCCTATCAGCAAACGAAGTACTACATAATTACAATGCATTGAAAGGGAGATTCGAATGAGTGGAATAGTAGGACCAAATATTGTAACAGATGGATTAACATTTGCAGTAGATGCTGCAAACCCAGATTCATATGTAAGTGGTAGTACTATATGGAAAGATCAAACGGTAAATCAAAATAATGGCACGTTAACTAATGGACCTATTTTTGATAGTGATAATGGTGGCAGTATAGATTTCGATGGTGTTGATGACTATGTAGATTGTGGGGTGTCGCCTACTCTAGCTACTCAAACATGGAGTTTATCTTGTTGGGTTAAATGGGATACTTTAGTAGGCACAAATGAAGCTGTATTGTCAACCAGAAAAAATAGCCTAGGGTCAGCACAAGGATTTGATTTATATATAACTGACGGGGGTGGAACTTTAAGAGCTAGAACTTATAAAGGTAGTGGTATTGGTGCAGAAGTAACAACTACTTCAATAACGACTGCAACATGGTATAATATAATTGTAACTTATAGCTCCAGTACTTTGTCCTTGTATATAAATAATTCATTAATAGGTACAGATGCAGGAAATTATACCAGTAGTGGAAATCCTTTATTAATTGGTAAACATGGTAATTCTGCTGCTTATCATGATGGCAAAATTTCAAACACCCATATCTACAACCGTCTCTTATCATCAACAGAAATATTACACAACTACAACGCATTAAAAAATAGATTTATATAACATCCATATATTTATAATAAAGAAATAAAAATGATATATTCAACAATAAGCATAGACGACCTTCCTAAAGTAGATTTTACTCAAGTTGGAGAAACTTCACCAGACACAATCAGAAAAAGTATTGATTTAACCCAATTTGTTTTGAAATGGAATAATGAACCAACCTTTATTGAGGATGAAACTATTATCCCTATTGGGATTTATACACATGCTGAAATATTAGAATTAATGTCCACACCAACTTGGACATCAGAAGAAGAATAAACATAACATAATCTTGGATAGGGAAAAGATATGGCAAACGAATTTATAATAAAAAATGGCTTTCACTCAAAAGGCGATTCTCAGATAACAGGATCATTAAATGCTAGTGGAACATTTATCGGAGATGGATCTACATTAACTAATCTACAAAGACCAATATCTGGTTCTGTTACTAGTAATATTACAGCTAGTAGTTTAAATACAGGATTTTATTTTAGATGTCATGGTGATGTAACATGTTCTATACAAACAAGTTCATTAGTTACATGTGCCGTTGGATCGGAATTTGAATTCTTCCAAACATCATCTGTAGGATATATGTCATTTTTAACAGGAAGTGGCACTATATTAAACTCAAAATCTGGTAACTTAAAACTAGCAGGACAACACTCCGGAGCAACTCTTAAGAAAGTCGGAACAGACGAATGGGACCTACTTGGTGATTTAGGATAACACCATGGGGATAGGAACTAAATTAGGAATATTTGCACAAAGTGGCGCAACTGTTGTATCTTCATTTACAAATGAAAAATCTATAGTTTTAGATGGGTCTGATGATTATTGTGAAGGAGCTGGGACTTTTGAATCTTTTGATGGAGCAACACAAGTTTCTGTTATGTTTTGGTTTAAAACACAAGCAACTACAAGTCAACGTGGATTGGTATCACAATGGGGATCAGGTGCGGATAGAAATTTTCGAGTCGACATTATTCCTAGTAGCACTAGAGTTGATATATACTGTAAAAATAATATTGCATACAGAAATACTAGTATTACAATAAACACAGATACATGGTATCATGGTGCTGTGACTTATAATGCTAGCAATACTGGTAAACAAAGGGTGATATTTTATTTAGATGGTACTCAATATCTTCAAACAACATACTCCGGTCCAACGGCTATGCAACCAGATCCTGCTTCTGCATTAACTGTTGGAAAACAAACTGATTATACCTTTTATGAATTTAATGGTAATATAGATGAAGTATCTATTTTTAGTGCTGAATTAACTGCAGGAGAAGTCTTGGCATATTATAATTCTGGAGTTCCTACCGATTTAACTGGTGAATCTAATTTAATTCATTGGTGGAGAATGGGAGATGGTGATACATATCCAACATTAACAGATAATGTAGGTTCATATGATTTAACTATGACTAATATGGCTTCTGGGGATATTGTAGAAGATGTTCCATAATAAAGGTAAACTATGTATAACAATAAAACATATGCAATTATTAATGCAAGTGATGTATCAAATATAGATTTTGATCAAATATTAGAAACGTCTGTTAATACATTAAAATATTCATTAGATACTAGTTTAATTCTTATCAAATGGCTTTCACCTCCAGCATTCATATATGTAAACGAACTAGTAGATCCGGTAGGCATATATACTCATCAACAAATATTATCAATTTTAAAAACAAATGAATGGTTAATTGAGGAGTAATAATGGGTATAGGAACTAAATTAGGTATATTTGGATTGAGTGGTGCATCATCATTTTCAAATACCTATTCTATTGATTTAGATGGAGTAAATGATTATATAGATTTAGGAAATCCAACAGAGTTGCAAATAACAACTTCTTTATCTGTTTCTCTTTGGTTTAAAAGTACAGATTCTACAGATTATGTTTTAATCTGTAAAGACAATGCACATGGTCATTCAATAAACGACAGGTCTTGGACGATGTGGGGTAACAGATATGGTGGAACTAATGTTATAATCTTTGGTATTAGAAATGGCTCATCAACCTTTTCAGCAATAGGAACAACAGATTATAATGATGGGAATTGGCATCACGTAGTAGGTGTTTTTGAGCCGTCAACAGCAGTTAGGCTGTATGTAGATGGAAACTTGGAAACAGAAAACACTACATCTATACCTGCAACAATGAATGATGTAGGAAAAACCGTACAAATAGGAAGAAATGCAGATGGCCAATATGTTATGGATGGACAAATAGATGAAACAGGCATTTTTACCTCTGTTCTTTCAGCAAGTGATGTTACTGCAATTTATAATGGAGGCGTACCAAAATCACTTGCAAGTTATTCACCAGTTGGTTGGTGGAGATTTGAAGAAGGAAGTGGAACAACTGCTGGAGATAGCAGTGGTAATAGTAATGATGGGACATTAACAAATGGCGCCGCGTATATTGCAGATGTACCAAATTAAAGGATAATAAAATGAGTATTAGAACATATGCAATTATTAACGCAAACGATGTATCAAATGTGAATTTTGATCAAGTATTAGAAACTTCTGCAGATACCTTAACATATTCATTAGATAATAGTTTAACTTTTATTAAGTGGGATATTACAATTTCACAAACATGGCCTGGTTTTATCGCAAATGGGTCAGTATCGCCTGTACAAACCTGTACGAACAAGCAGATGAGGGCTATTCTCCAAACAGAAGCCTGGACAGCTGACTTAGATTTAGGCGAATAACACCATTATTTCACAACATAACGATATTTATATAAAATTTCATATTAATTAAAAAGGACAAATTATGGACAAAATTTTTGAAATGATCAAAGGATTTTTTAACAACATGAACGACTTGCTATTAGCATTCCTATCCGTAGGAATATTAGTTCAAGTTCTTTTTGGAGGCGCCGTCTTCGGAATGGATGTTGTTGGAAATGTAACTAGCTTAATCAATACATTAGGCGACTCCGGTTTCGTAGGATTAATAGCAGTTATTTTACTAATGAAAATTTTAGATAAGAAGTAATAGGTACATTATATGAAATTGCAGGAAGATTGTGGTTGTGGAGAAAAACACGAAGGTAAGATGGCAAAACATGGCGCCATTGAATGTGCACAAGATGCAGCAGATGTAGCTGACATGATTACACCAGACATGGATTTGCCTGAATGGATTGAAGCCAAAATCACCCTCGCGTCAGATTATATGAATAAAGTCAAAGACTATTTAACACATAACATGCACGACCAAAAGGACCTGCAATTTCATCCTTCAGATTTAAAAAGCCAATTAAAAAAGGCTATGAATGAAAGAATTAAAAAAGTAGATAATAAATGGGTTGTATATCCTAAAGGTAATGGAGACCTATTAGGAACTCATTCAACAAAAAAAGCTGCACTACAACAATTAGCAGCGATACATTTAAATAAATGATTAAATTAAAAGACATATTATTAGCTGATGGTAGTTTACCTACAACAATAAAAGATATATTATCAGTTAAACCAATGGAATTATCAAAAGATGCTCCTGAAGATGTAAAAGACTTTTGGGGACATCATCATGAACATCCTGGTACTGCAGATGGAGTAGCTGAGCCTGATACATATGATTTTGATGATGATATAGACTCAGATCCAGGATTACAACTTGATGATACAGATGATGAGGAGGGTGGATATGAGCCAGTTTAAACTTAAACAATTACTACTAGAGATGTCAAAAAAGTATATTTAGGTTATCATCCGGAGCTTGATGATAAAAAGAAAAAATGAAACAGCCAGATGAATGGGATGATTGGTATCCTGACACAGAGATATGATAAAACTTAAAAATATATTATTAAAAGAAAATGATTTTTCAGAAGATGGCGAACTAGAAAGAGGTGAAAAAATATATAATGGATTAATTGCCCGAGGTTTTAAAAAACATGGAGCTATTTGTTTAATAGGTAATATAGCACACGAATCCGCATGCGACCCGAAACGGAAGCAAAAAGGCGGTACTGGTGCATATGGATTATGTCAATGGGATCCTGGAGCCGGCCGTTTACAAGCATTACATGCATTTGCAACACATACTAAACAATCTTTTAGCGGTTTAACTACACAATTAGATTTTATTAAATTTGAATTATTGGACGGATATACATGGAAAGGAAAATATATTCCAGGAATAAAAAAGAAAAGGTTATATCTATACCAACATCCAGATGGTAGCTATAAAGGACAATCAAATTTTTATGTAAAACAATATAAAAATAGTCTTACTGGAGATATTGCAAAAACTACTAAAAATTTAATGATTAATGTTTTTACTCCACAACCAGGCAGTTTAAAAAAACGAATTAATAATGCATTAAAATTTAAAAAATATCTAGATGGCGATATTGATACTCCAGAAAAGAAATCTACAACAGATAATAATATATACATAGTACAGTCTGGTGATACATTATCTTCTATAGCAGCAAAACAACCAGTAGGAATAACTATTAAAACTATTGCTAAAGCAAATAAAATTTCTCAAGATTCAATTTTACGACCAGGACAAAAACTCATAATCAATTAATATTTGGATTACGGCTGTATATTTATTATTATATTAATATGAAAGAAAATTTTTTCGTAGATATGTTTTGCAAATCTATAAATCATATGAGTACCGAAACGTGGGCTTGGCCAGAACATTGGGATGTTCAAAGAAAATTTAAATTTCTAGATGATTGCATGGATTACGCAGAAAAAACTGAATTATATGAACAATGCACGATTATACGAGATGTCAAAGAAACAATCAAAAATAAAAACTAAACGAGGTAAATATGAAGTCATATTACATAACGACGATCATAATACCATGGATCATGTTATTGATTGTCTAATGGATGTCTGTGATCAAAATCATTTACAGGCATATCAATGTGCCTTAATTTCACATCATAGAAGAAGGTGTTCTATATTTGTAGACAATTATACTACAACAGATATGGCATATCAACAGTTACAACAGATGGGTTTAACCGTCGAATTAAGAAAATATGAAAAACCTAAATAGATTCTTTATAAAGTTGCGTATTGGTATTCTTCACGCTAGATATCATCGTAATCTTAAAAAAGCAGATAAAGTTCGGAAACAGCATAATATCGTTAAGTTTAAGCGGTATGTGTATCGTGCTGAAGATGCTTGGCGTAAAATAGTTACATTGACAGAAAAATTAAAAAAATAATATGGGAAAGAAATCCGCACACACCGGCGAGTCGCCAAAAGAACGATCGATTAATAAAATGGATAAGTTTATTACGAGGAACGAAAAAAGAAATAAACATATCGAAATTTTACCAACTCGTAGAAAAGATCCAAATGTTCCTATGAACCTGTGGCCTTTAAAGGATCAATTAGAATATTATGCAAACCGGACTGACGAAGATAAATTTAGAGAAAAATATAAAATATATAGCACTTGGCTAACAGAGGTGCAAATAGCTACTGGTGTATACCCTACTACCTTTATAGACTACGTAGGTAAACTAGATACATTAATTAAAGAATTATATGACACTTGTACACTGCCAAATGAAGCTGCAAGGATTTTAGAAAAACATGGTGTATATTAAAAATGCAAGCCAAAAAACAATATAAATATATATACGGCATCGGTCGTTCTGCACTTAATATTTCAGAAACTGAAATTAGATATGCAATGGAGAATACAAAATCCAATGCTGCAGCAGCTCGATTTTTAAAAGTATCATTTACTACATATAAAAAATATGCTAGAATGTATACTGATTCTAAGTCTGACAAAACATTATATGAGCTACATAAGAATCAATATGGCGTTGGTATAACTAAAGACGTAGTTAAAGCTGCAGGTGGAAGATATAGTATAGAAAATATATTGACAGGAAAACATCCTACATATCCTAGTTGGAAACTCCGTAATAGAATATTAGCATTAGGAATACTCAAAGAAAAATGTAGTTGTTGCGGATATGAAGAAAAAAGAGTTAATGACGATACAGTACCTTTATTATTAGATCATGAAGACGGAGATAATACTAATCACAAAATAGAAAATTTAAGAATGTTATGTTTAAATTGTTATTATCAACAAGTAGATAATCCATTTAATCAAAATAAAGATACATATTGGAATTACAATTTGTTAGAATGATATTTATATAAAATGGCAACAACTATTACATGGGACAATGCAAATTTTACATGGGATAATAATCCATATACATGGGATGAAGTTGAATTAGTCGAAAAAGTCGTTACTGACTTAGGAGGAACAGATGGATCATATCCAGAAGATCCTGTTAAAGCATTAGACGACAATTTTACTCCTGATGAGAAAAAACGATTTGTTAAACTAGTATGCAAAGTAAAAGGAATTGAAACATATAGTGGCCAAAAAACAATTAAAGATGATATAACTATCACAGCTAAAGATATTCAATTAGTAGCTAAAAAAGTTTTAGGCATCGATATTATGGCGGAGAATATAAATGTATAAATTATTTACAGACAAAGCAGAAACATTTGAATGTGATATTAAAATAGAAGGCGCTAAACTTTCTAATTCTAAATCAAGATTAGTTGTAGAAACAAAAGACTACAGTTTAATGTTTAATGGTAAAATTGATGGTTCTGGAAAATGTAAAATTCCAATTCGTAAATTAAAAGGATTGTTAGATGAATCTACAACCGGTAACATCAAATTAGAAGTTATTGCAGACGACACATACTTTACGCCATGGGAATCTAAATTTGAAATACAAGCAAGTAAATCAGTTACAGTTGAAATCAAATCACAAACTGGTAAACAAGTTATAAAAGAAAATAATGTACAGGTTAAAAATGTTAAACAACAAGTAACAAAACGTGAAACGGATCATGTTGTAAATATCATGAAATTGTTGGTTAGAGAAAATATTAATATTGAAAACTTAACAATTAAAAAAGATCGTGTTAATAAAATTATTGCTACTTATTGTAAACATATGCCTATTAATGAAGAAAAAAAGACAAATGTTATACATGGTGTTATAACAGAGTTGGCAAAAAAATAAGGTTATAAATGGCTCTTCCTGATTTAACTGGACAGAACATACAAGACACATACCAGAGAGTATTACAAGTCTCAGGCAGCGGTTTAATTGCTGATGGAACAGGATCATTATTTACACCACTTAATGCAACATCAGCTTCATATGCAGATTATGCAGTATCCGCTTCACATGAAATTATATTAGAAGTATCTTCTTCATATGCTGAAACTGCATCCTTCGCTTTAACTACTGTATCTCTATTCCCATTCACTGGAGATGCTCAAATAACTGGTTCATTAACAATATCAGGATCATTTTCATCATTCACATTAGATTCAGATAATGTAATATTAGGAGCTGGTACTGGTACTTCAATGGAAGCAGGAGCTAATTCTAATATAATTATAGGATCAAACACAGCAACTAGTTTAACAACTGGAGATTATAATGTAATTTTAGGTGACTCAGCGGGAACAGCAATAACCAATGCACAAAAGAATGTTTTAATAGGACAAAGAGCAGGAGGAAATTCAACAAGTCTCACTGAAAATGTATTTATAGGAAATGCAGCTGGTAGATATGGATCTGGGTTAGCAGGAAATGTTGGTATTGGTCAAGATGCATTAAAAGGAACTTCCAATAATAATGGAGATTATAATATAGGTATAGGATGGCAATCTGGTTTAAGTATTGAAGATGGCGCTCAAAATGTATTTATAGGTTATAGAGCTGCAGAAGATATAACTACAGGAAACTATAACGTAGTAATAGGAAGAAAATCAGGATTTGAACTCACTACTGGTGAAAATAATATAGCTATAGGACCAGATGCTGGTAATGGAGTTTCAACAGGAAATAGAAATATTGCAATTGGATATTCTGCTTCATTTTCAGGAAATGTGAGTGATCAATTAATAATAGGATCTGGTTCATTGGCAACAATCTCCGCCTCATTAGCAACTGGAGACATAATATTCCCAAGTACAGCATCAGCAGATTATTTTTCAGGAGATGGTTCACAATTAACGAATTTACCATCCCCATCAGGTAAATTTGGTATAACTGATTCAAGTGGATCCTATACCTACTACTCAGATTTATCATCATCCTTACAAGCAGCAACTGCGGGAGATACAATACAACTATTTACAAATGTAACAGAATCATCAGATCATATATATCACTTCAAAGATGGTGTAGATTTTAATTTTAATGGTTATGAACTATTTTATAGTGCCAGTGCAGCATTAGATGCAAAAGATATTTTTGGTGATAATAATGTAGCAGTAACGAGCTCATTTTATAATGGTAGTATTAGATTTACACAAGGTACTGGTGTAAATATTTTTAATAGATTTTTATATATCCAAAATGCTGGAACATTAATAAAAAATCACGGATTTACATGGAATGTAGAAAATGGATCAAATTATACTCCATATTACCCAATAGATAATAATGGAACTATTGATGGAGGAAAAATCATAGGAAGTGCTGATGTTGTTAATTATCTAATACATAATCGTAGAGTATTAAAAAATTTAGAAGTAAAGGCAGACAAAACAGGGATAAGAAATGCGGGGTATTTAGTTGGATTAATTGATAACTGTCAAATATATTCTTATGGGGGTAATGCTACATATGAAGCTAGCCATGGAACTATTAGAAATAGTTATATCTATGCGGCAACGGGGACTGCTTGTAGTGCCTATAATATTTATAGTTGTGTAGTAAAAGCAGACGCAGGAGCAGGTGTAACAAGTGCACGAAAATTATTTAATACTGTAGTGGAAAATGCAGGAGGGGTTGGTGTTAGCATTTTAGGATATATGATTGGAGGCTCAATTCATACATCTGGTGATCAATGTATAACTGTAGCTGATAGTTGTGAAATTCAAGGAGTCCAAATTTGGAATTCTTTATATACAGGCCCTGCTATAGAAATAGGAAATAGTATACTTTCCAATTGCTCATTAATGGATGACTATCCTTATAGTGGACAAAAGGCCATAGAAGTAGTGACGGGGGCAACAAGTCCTAAAATAGTTAATTGCTCTTTTAAATTTTTAAATGATAGCATTTTAAATAAAGCAATTACAGCTGTAGATGATGATACCTCTGTATTTTATGGGAATAATACTTTTATAAATTGTACACCAACAAACCCAACTAAAGTAACTCAAGCAATAACAAATACACCAGATGCACAAGGAAATTTATCTATTAATAACTAAGGATATTTATAAGAAATGAGTTTAAATAATAGCATAGTAACCCAATCAATAGGAATACCATACCAACAGTATGTTACTTCTTCTGCGGGATATACCCTTATAAGCTCAAGTACATATTTTAATGATACCTCTGATAATTTACCAAGGTATAAAGATGCAAGGGGGACTATATTAGTCCCCATGATTTCTAGTTCTTATGCTCAAACCTCATCATATGCAAATTCTTTTTCAATAAATGGATCATCAAGAGTTTTATACACTTCTTGTAGTTTAGTTTATAGTGGAAGTAATGTTACACAAGTAACTCAATCCTTCGGATCAACCCAACAAATAACAAATATAATATATTCAGGATCATTTGCAGATGGCAATCCATTGTCAATAGCAGTTACTGGTTCTGATGGAATTAATAAACTATACACTTTAACGTATAGCGCTAGTTTAGTTACACAAATAATACAAAGTTAATATTTATAAATAAATAAAATAATGGCAATATATACACTACCAAATGGAGCAGAATATAACACCGGATTAGATTATGATAATCAACCTGATCAAGATTGTTATGATTTTACATTTGAAGTTCGAAATGGAAATACCCCAACTATAGTTACAACCCCTGGACAAGACCCAAATTTACCAAGACCTATAACAAGAACCTTTACTGAAACCTCATACACAGGATCAAACTATATTTTACAAGTTGAATTTTCATACCGGGGAAACAGTTATATATCAAATGGGGTACACACAACATTTACAATAGAAGATAAATAATTATGGCACATTGGATAGAATCAGGAGATTTTTACGTATCTGCTATGGAAGGAGATGACTCAAACGGTGATGGTTCCTCTGAAAACCCCGTTAAAACTATAAGTAAAGCTATATTATTAGTTCAAGCAGCCGGTAGTAATAGTCAAGTTATAGTAGTAGGTACGGGGGTATATGAAGAAGCTTTAACAGCCACTAGTAGCCCATCTTATACCACAATAGTAGGCGATGGAGTTGTTATATTAACCGGTGGAGGCTCAGGTGTTGCTTTAACCGGAGCTCCAATAGAATGGAATATAAAAAATCTTCATGTAGTAAATTTTGCTTCTTTAATATATATTACTACTAATTATGGACCAAGATGGTTTAATTGCACTTTTAAAGGTATCCCAACAACTTCAACACTTAATGTTTCTTCAACTGGTTATAATGGCAGACGTCATGTTTGGTATAATTGTGTATTTGTTGGCATGAATTTGAATAGTGCCTCTGTATATGTTAGACCTTTCCAATTTTATAGTTGTACATTTATAAGCTCTAATATTTGTGGACAGTCCTTAGCAGGAGGAGGTAGTAGTAATACATATTGGCCTCTATTTAACAACTGTCTATTTTCAGCTCCTTCCGGATCCGTAGCCCTTTCAGCTCAAGCTTTTTTAGGGGTTGCTTTTAATAATTGTGTATTTCAAGACAATCTTAAACTAGACGATGCTGGAACCGGAATAGAAGAAACACAGGCCTTCCTTGATAGGTATAAAGATTATGTATTCAATTCTATTACAGCATCTATGTCTTTTAATACTAATATAACAGCATCAGGAGATTTTAATTTTCTTTCTCATACAATGCCTATAAATGAAACTACATCTGCTTTATATAAAAGAACAGAAGCTGCTCCATTACAAGGACAAGGAGGGTATGCTCCAAGAACAGCATATGGATTTGATGATTCTTCTTCAAACCCTTTACACACAGCAGGAGGAGCAACATGGGATAACATAATAACTAGTTCTATAGGAGGATTTCAAATTTCAGCCTCAGCGGTTCCTTCAGGTTCTATAACCACAGCAGTTATAGATCAAGGGAGCGTTAAAGCAGTAAAAAATATTGATTGTGGGTGGACAACAAATTTTGGAAATGCTGCTGCCCCATCTACATACCCATCAGGATCAAAGAACCACCACCCAGTAAGATATCAATATGAAATGAGATATGGTAATAACCCATCATTATCAGGCACATATTCAATTTTTGAATGGGGAAGAGTTCCATATGTCAATTCTACTGGAACAGGAAGTGGAGATCAATTGTTTAACACCGGAAGCTATAATAGTATAAGTGCAAGATATTTGCAACTAAAAATTACATTAAGATCCGATTTAAGTGGATCAGCATAATGGCAACATACGACGGATTACAATTCTTTGGACTTAGTGTTGAAACTGATTTAACAAAGTTTCATGGTATTGTTATTGATGCTAATAACTTTTTCAATGAAAAAATTCGAATAGTAGACCAATCCGGAGATGCAATATCGGGGGCAACTGTTACAATTACTTCAACCCAAACACACCCAAATAATTATATTGGAGATATAATTGCTACTTCAGATTCAGATGGATTTATTGAAGCCACGGGTTCTTCAACCACGGGTACAACATTAAAAGTAGAAGCAATTAATTATTCTGATTACAATGGTACTTTACCTAGTTCTGGATTAAACGGAAATGGTTCAAGCCTTTCCATTAGTCTAACTCCAATAAGTGGTGGTGGTTCTTCTAAAAAAATATATGTTACTAATAAAGGCAACATAATGATCAATCCAAACGATACTACTTTGATAGAATTGTAATATTTATATAAAATGATATCATTAAAGCAAATATTATCAGAACAAACTGCTTATACAAGATTCTTGGATAAACAATATAGTACTCCTGAAGGAGCAAAAGCATATAATGCAGCTCAACGTGCTTTTATTAAACAATTATTTACAAGTCCTCAATTCTATGAAGTAGCAGGAATGATTACTTCACTAGCTATAAAAGATCCTAGAATAAGAATACCAACCACAGTAGCTTTAGAATTAAACGCAGCTCGTTTATATTATGAAAAAGGAGATTATGTTAATGCAGCTATTACCGGTGTATTTGCAGGTCTTCCGATGATCGGCGAGATACCAGGTATTAAGCGATTAACAAAAACAGCTGTTGACAAAATAACAGTTGCAATATCGACCGGGACAAAATTAACCACACAACAATTAAAAACACTAGCTAACATAGTAAAAAATAAACCATTAATACAAAGCCGAATTAAAAAATTCAACGATTTTCTAGATGTAGTTAAACAATTACCTAAGTCAAAAAATTTACAAAGACATCTTGACGATTTAATTTTAGGTAAAATAAACAGACAACAATTTTTTGATGCATTTAAAGGATATCATACAGGAATGACTGTCTCTAAACTTACAAAAGAATTACCACTACAACATGGTAGTCCTAAAATGTTAAATGTAGACGATTTAGTTTTAAAAGATGCTATACCTGTAGACAAACTTATGCGACCTGGTAAATCATCAAAGAAAGCAGCACTTGGTCCAGATTATGGTCCAGGAGGCTTATATACTACTCATCGAAGTATGCCTGGCTTTTATGGCCCAGGAAAAGGAGGATCAAGAAAGTATTTTTATAGTTTTGAAATAAAACCAGGATCGGTAGTCTTAGACGCAAGAAATGCTAATTTTACTATGGATTTTATCAATGTGGGTTCATTACAACAATATGCAGATGATGGATTTGATGCTATTATTGGAAAAGGAACAGTTGGAGGATATGAAATATTACCATTAAATAAAAATGCTATAACAAATTGGAGACTTCAAAAATGATATCATTGAGTAAATTAATAGTAGAAGGTCGTTATGATAGTTTAACAAGAGAACTATCAAATAAACTACTACAAACTGTTAAAGACTCATTTGTTGCAACACAAGATCCACGTGGATTATTTGCAGGTGATAAAATTTATTTTAAGAAAGGAGAGCATGTTCCTCCAATTGATCCTATTAATAAAAATGACAAATCATATCCATATACATATTTTGAAGAAGTAGAAAATGAAACTATTCCTATAGATTGTTATTTGAGTTTAAAAATTCAATGGGTAGAAGATTTAGGTGAATTTAGATATGGAGGCGATGCATTCAATGAAAACGAAAGAAAGCATAATGCTACCACCCCACCTATGATAGAAGTTAGATTAGAAATAGATCCAGAAGACTATCCTAGTAATTTATCTACTATCTCAATGCATTTAAAAGACATATTACGTCACGAATTAGAACACACAACCCAAAGTGGTTGGAATGAAAAAGAAACAAAATATTTGCGAGGTGATCAAGCCATGAGAAACCGAATAGCCACAGGCAAAAAACCAGCATGGAATTATTTTGTTCTTAAAAAAGAGATACCAGCAATGATACAAGGATTATATTTTAAAGCAAAGAAATCTAAACTGCCATTTGCAGAAGTAGTAAATGAATATTTAGATGATTGGATTGCTAATGGTACTATAACAGAAAAAGAGAAACAAAAAGTTTTAAAGATATGGAGGTCTTATCTTCCGCAATTAGCCATTAGGCAGGAGTTATAATGATATGGAAACTCAAACTATAGAGACAAACGAATTAATTGCAAGACGTGTTCCACCAGGCGACAGGTGGGTATTAGTTGATGATAAAGCACAACAAGTGCATGAATCATTAACAGATACATTAGAAGCATGGTTTGCAAAAACAAATAAAAAAGTTGAATTTAGGCTAGCTCCTTTAGATAGTAAATTATATGCTATCATGCATGTAGAAGAAGAAGTAAAACCAAAATTAACTAAACGTTACGATATTTATGGAGATCCAATATAAAATTTGGATATCTGACATTTTTTTAATACTATAATTATATGGAGAAAGTTATGGCCCAAGGAAGGGATATCGAAGAAATACTATATGAAGCTCACGCATACGGACTGCGTAATGAAGTTTTCGAAAAAGTACAAGATTTAAAAACAGACAGAAAATATAAATATGTAGATTTAGTTACTATATATGAAGAAGCTTTCCAAGAAATTTTAACACAAAAACAAAAGTATAATTATGAAGAAAATTAAGTTATTGCTATTATTTTTAGTTGTCATTGGATTAACTAATTTTGTTAAATCACAATGCACTAGTGCTAGTTACGGACAATACCCAAGTAGCACATATACACCAAGCTGTGGTTCGGGATTCGGATCTATCACAACTTGTGGATATAGAGGAGAATATTCAGTTGTATCAGTCACTACTGGAAATAGCTATACATTCAGAAGTTCAATTAGTACGGATTATATAACAATTGCTAATTCTTCAAATGTAGCATTAGTATATGGTACTGGAGATCAAACATGGGTAGCAACATATGATGGCACTGTTAGATTTTATACACATACCGGCTCTGCATGTGGTAATGCTGGAGGTTGTATGACAAGAAGTGTGTCATGTACAGTCCCAGGCCCAGGTTGTATTCTCAATGAAGTTGTTGTTAATATGATAGATTCTTATGGAGATGGCTGGAATGGTGCTCAATTTACTATTGCAGATGATCAAGGTGCCCAAGTTGGTACTGGAACATTAGCTAGCGGTGCGAGTGGTACTGCAGATTTTTGTTTAGCAGATGGGTGCTATACAATATCAGTAACCGGAGGAAGTTATCCATCTGAAGTATCTTGGACAGTTGATGTTAATGGAACTCAAGTAGCGTCTGGAGGAGCGAATGTAGTAGATGAATCGGTAGCTGTTAATATGATATGTAATGTACCACCACCTCCAACACCACCAGCAAATGATGATGCTTGTAGTGCTGAGAGTATAGCATGTAATTCAACTACACAAGGGACAACTGTTAATGCAACTACAGATGGATTAGCTACTTGCGGAACCGCACAAGGCCAACCAGGTGTTTGGTATAGAATTGGAGGTAATGGAGATGATTTTGTAGCATCATTATGTAACACATCATGGGATAGTAAAATATCAGTATTTAGTGGAACGTGTACTAATTTAACTTGTATTGGTGGTATAGATGACAACGGACCTGCTTGTAGTGGTACAGCCGCTTCATACTCATGGACATCAGTAATTGGAGAAGTATATTATATATTAGTACACAGTTACAGCTCAACTAATGCATTTGATTTAGAAGTAACTTGCACGCCACCTATTGTTATTCCAGGTCCATGTACAAACACATCTTATTATACCACAACTACAATGCCAACCCAAACCACCTCAACTAAGACAATCAGCTGCCAATATGCGGGTGAATATACAACATGGACTGGTGGGGAGATTGGAACAACATATACAATCGAGTCTTCAAATCCAACTGATTGGATTACTCTAAGAAGAGATACATATGATGGTCCTGTTGAGGTGGTAGGAACAACACCTATCTACTTTACTCCAACAAGTGCTAACCAAACATACCACCTCCATATCAATACAAATGATTTATGTGGAATAGAATCAGTATGTAGAGATGCACAAATGACAAGGCAATCTGCCCTACCAGTTACAATGCTTTATATGAGTGGACAATATATCCCAGAATTAGGAAATATGATAGAGTGGTCGACCGCAACAGAACAAAACAGCTCATATTTTGAAATACAAATAAGTGTTGATGGATCTGAATATAGATCTATAGGACAAATACCATCAGCTGGTAATTCAACAACTAAACAAGATTATAAATGGGTAGACCATGGTCCCTTATCAAATGCATTTAATTATTATAGACTACTTCAATATGATGTCGATGGAGCTAATGAAATATATGGCCCTGTGATGATTGATAATAGAAACAGAATATCTAAAATCGTTAGGCGTATTGATATGATGGGTAGGGATGTAGGACCTGATGCAAAAGGTGTTGTGATTGAAGTTTATGAAGATGGAACAATGTTAAGAACTATAAACAAATAAAATGCCAAAAACAAAAATACCTGTTAGATTTGCAAACGAGACTTCATCAACTGGCCTTGTTGAAATAGATCCAAAAAAACTAAAAGAAGTTCAAATATTTCAAGAAGAAGTCTTTGCGACAATAGACGACATTCGAATAGCGATAAAAATAGAAGATTATAATAAATTATTCGATCCAAATGAAATATAAGTTATCAATATTTATATTAAATTGAATTGGTTTTTAGATATATTTTTCTTATTATTAAAATAAAAAATGCGAATATTAGTTTTAGCACTTTTATTAGTTTTAGTAGGATGTAAGACATCTAAATCAATTACTCCAGAAGGACATAATTGTAGTCAAATTCAAGTAGATTCTATTTTTATAGAAGGAGATCATATTTGTTTTCCTGATCAGTGTTTATGTTCATATGAAGATCCGAATTGGTTTGTGTATATTGTTGAATAATAAGTTTGTGAATTAATAAATGAATAAAAAAGATTATGTATTAAGAATATTAGTAATTACCTTAGCATTAATCTTTCCGTTCATTTGTATAAGTTATGAAGGCCCATTGGAATCTATATCACAATATTGGAATACTCCTTTAAAACCTCTCTTAATAACCTCAAACGCAGCCATTGCATACTTTCTATTTTCGTTAGACAGATGGAAACTTCCATCTATACTCCTTTTATTATTAACAGCATTTTCGGTAACAGATTATCCAGTTATACATAATATATTTGCATATGGATTCTTTATAGCTTGTATGCATCCTTTATATTATAACACTAGACTCAAGTTATATTTAGTTCCATATTCTTGTTCTTTATTTTTAGCTCCATTTGGATTTTTATATATAGAAATAGTTTGTGTATGTACACTATGTGCATTTCATACGCATTTATTATATTTAAAATGGAATATAGATTTTAATAGAAAATTAATACAAAAAGAATTAAATGATAACTAGGCCTTGCTTGGTAGGAACGAATGCTATCCCAATCCGGGACGCAGGTGTAAAGCCATATGGGAGTTGAAGCCTCCGACTACTAAAACAAGGCCTTTTTAAATAAGTTATATTTATAATAAAGTTATATGAAAACATTTTTATTTACAATATTGTTATTTACATATGGAGTATTATACTCGCAACCTTGTAATGGCATTCAATCATTTACATTAACACCACCGCCACCAGCAACTGGATATACTCCTGGTACTGTTGTTAATGTTTGTTATACAATGGACGGATGGAATTTTAATCCAGCCGTAGCCGCAGAGTGGATAGAAGGGTTTTCAATAACATTAGGCCCAGGTTGGACAAATTTAACACCAGGTGCACCTCCTGGAGATTGTAATGAAACAGCAGCATTAGGACAGTGGATATGGCAATTAACAACAACCTCTACAAACTCCGGACTAGTTGCTGGCCCTGGTTGGTTTTATGAATATGGAGATCCATTCTTCTGGAATAATGATGCAGGAGATGATTGGGGCGACTTTGGCACAAATTGTCAATGGTCATTTTGTTTCGACGTTACAGTAGTTACTACATGCAATCCATTAGATTTAACAATACAAGTCACAGCAGGAGGAGATGGTACTTGGGGAAGTTTCTCAAATATATCTTGCACTCTTAATCCTTTTAACATATATAATGGAAATATAAACCCGACGTTGCCTCCCATAGGAGTCATCAGTCATAATTAAAAAAACAATCAAATGAAAAAACTAGTTACACTTATTTTATTTTTAGCAGCACACACAATGTATGCTCAGTTTACAACAATCAATCCAGATACAGTTTGTTATCAAACACCTGGATCAATTTATCAAGTACCTAATAACCCAGCATATATTTATAATTGGATTATTACAGCACCAGGAGTTATCACCGGTGGCCAAGGAACAAATCAAATCAATGTTGATTGGTCAGCAGCTGCGCCTGGTTTAATACCAAATGCAGTAGAAGTTACAGGTCAAAACGCTAATGGTTGTGAAAGTATACCAACATTATTAGATGTATTTATATATGATGTAACTCCAACTATAACAGCAATCGGCCCATTCTGTGAAACAGATCCGTGTGTGCCATTGGTAGCGAATCCTACGGGAGGAGTCTTCACCGGTGTTGGTGTTGTTGGTAGTGACTTTTGTCCTAATGTAGCCGGCTCCGGATCACACATAATAACATATACATATACAAATGGAGGATGTACATTTGTCGCAACAATTAACATAGGAGTAAGTACTCAACCAGTATTATCTCCAATACAACATAACTAATGAAAAAGATCATATACATATTACTATTTATTTCTAGTTGGTCTTATGCTCAACAAGTAGTAGATATATGTGGACAAACTCAAACCTTTTCTTATTGGGCACCATATAGCGGAGGAACAACTACAGATTGGACATTAACAGGACCAGGAGTTACTGAAACATATACAGGTAATGAAATAACATTGACATGGTCAGACTCCGGAACATATATTTTAGAAGCAATTAGATATGATAGTGGGTGTGTTAGTCCTCCAGTTAATTATACTATAACAGTTACTAAGTGTACTGATTTAGTTTATTGGGTTCCTAATACATTTACTCCAGATGGTGATGCAGATAATGAAATATGGGGAGCGGTGTTTACTGCAGGTTATGATCCTCATAACTTTCATATGATTGTGTTTAATCGTTGGGGCAATATAATATGGGAATCGTATGACGCTTCTGCTAGGTGGGACGGAACCTATAACAACAAACAATGTGCAGAAGGAGTATATATATGGATGATGAAGTTTAATTTACAAGACTCTTCAGACAAGTATAGAGCTCACGGCCATGTTACACTAATTAAATAGATTTACTTTATATTTATATTAAAATAGTTTAGGAATAAAATGATACGTTTAAAAAAATTATTAATAGAACAATCAAACATAACTGAAAAATCATTAGCAGATATAAATGTTAATACATCAGATCTAATTGTATCAGTAACTGATGGTAACGGCACAGAACTTGCAATGGGCTCAATGGCTACATCATCTGACGTGCTAGAGGTTGATATGAGAAAAGTAATGTTCGATGCAAACGAATTCATTAATTTAACTATAACAAACGTTAATTTTCCTGATTCACCCCCATTAGTTGTTAAGTCTGTAAAAATATTTCAAAAAGGTGAAGGTGCAAGAGGTGGAATGTATAAAAAGATACCAGGTTTTGATTATGAGCATAGCGATAAGTACGGATTGACAAAACTAGATAGCGGTGTTAAAATGCGATTTCCTCCAGACGAATTCATTAGTCTTGATGATGATCTATCAAATTTTAAATTAAAAAAACTTACGAAAGAAAAAATTGTTGTCAATAGTAATATTGATGGCGGTTTATTAAAAGTCATACTTAACTTTAATGGGAGTACGATACAAACTGATAAAGATCCTATTAGACGATAAAAAAGTTTAGGAATAAAATGAAACGAAATATTTTAGCAGAGAACATGAGAAGATTCAGAACCAAGAATCTAAATGAAGCACCACAAGCAGAAGATCTAGTGGACTTTTATGTTTTTAGAGATGTAATTAAAAGCCGAATATCTAAAAATGATAGAGGGTATATGTTAACAGACTCAAATACAAAACATATTAGCGGAACGATGAAAGAAATCAGCAAAAAAAGAGCACTGTCGACATATAAACATACTACATCACCTAAATTATTTAAACGCGATGAAGAATTAACACTAGATTTTGGAATTTCAAACGATTACGATAAAAACATGGGATATGTGGATGTAGATAGTTCTACAGGTAAAGCTCTTATAGCAAACGAACTTGTTAGAGGTAAAATAACAGACGATGGAGACGGCGGAGATCCTTATGTTTATTTTGTATTAGGAAAAAAACAAGCTCCGGATTTTATGGTAGATAATTTTATAATACAAGTATTTTTTCCTGGGAGTAAAATACAATCAGGAGGAAGAAAAGGAGTTGTCACAGGAGGAGATCTTCAATTTAAAGATCCAGGAACTGGTGAATGGAGAAAAGCTAAAGATTAATAAAAAAAAAGTTTACTAAAAATTTGGATTTACGATTTATTTTGCTTATATTATAAATATATAAAAAATAAAGAGTTATGAAAAAAATAGTATTTGGTACCATTACCAAAAATAATGGAAGGTTGATCGTAAGAGACGCATCATCAAACAAAAACATCACAAAGTTATTTAGAACTAGTATTATAGACATTGCATTTGACAATGGTCAAGCATTGAAGTTTGATAAAGATACTGGTAGGGCATCTAGAATAAACCCAACGGATATCATTGTTGAACAAACCGTCGATACTGCAGCAATAGATGCAGATCCAGTTATTCAATTAATTAAAAATTCTAATAATATTAAGCCTACCGAGTTAGAGATATCTGATATTAAATGGAAGTATTTAATTAGATCAGTTGCTCGAGGTAAAAATATTATGATGGTTGGACCAGCAGGTTGTGGTAAGACACAAGCAGCAAAATGTTTGCCTAACGCAATTAAGCGTCCATTCTTTTATTTTAACTTAGGTAGCACACAAGATCCTAGAGCTACTTTGATTGGTAACACGCATTTTAAGAACAATGAGACAATGTTCAATGAGTCAGCATTCGTCAAGGCTATCCAGACAGAGAATGCAATAATATTATTAGATGAATTATCTAGAGCGCATCCAGAAGCATGGAATATATTAATGACTGTATTAGATGAAGGACAGCGTTACTTGAGATTAGATGAAGATCTTAATGCTCCCGTTATTAAAGTTGCTCAAGGTGTATCGTTTATAGCAACTGCTAATATTGGTACAGAGTATACTAGTACTAGAGTATTAGACAGAGCATTGATGGATCGTTTTGAGATTATTGAAGTTGATATTCTTTCTTTAGAGCAAGAGACTTCATTATTAGAAAAAAGATTTGGCAAAAAGATTGAAGCAAATCTTATTGCAGCAGTAGCAGACATTGCAGACTGTACCAGAAAGGAATGGAGATCGGAAGAAGGCAAGTTGTCAACTATGGTGTCTACTCGTATGACAGTTAGAATATGTGAATTATTGGCAGATGGATTTACTTTGCAAGAAGCATCAGAGGTTGCAATTATTCCATTCTTTGATGGATCAGGAGGTGCAGACTCAGAAAGAGTATTTGTTAAGCAGATTATTCAAAAGCATATGGATTCAAAAGAAGAAGATATATTTAATGCAGAAACTGTAGAAGAAGAAGTTAATGCATAAAGAGTTTTTTCATAGCTCAGATAGGGGTGAAAGACACCTAGTACTAGGAAGCACGAGTAACCCTTATCTTTTTAAAAAAAAAGTTAGTGTATTGGTTGGATATTACTGATTTTTTCCTTATATTATAAATAAATAAATAAAAAAGAGAATATGAATTTTACAAGTAATTATGGTTCTTCATTTTGGTTAGGCAATGACTTTGACTTATCTAAAAGAGAAGGATCTTCTAAAGTAGACCTTACTAAGTTAGCATCCGCTAGACGAGCAATCAGTAACTTTGTTAATATAGTTACCGGCGAACAAATTCCAGTTACATTTCAAGGATATGATAGTTACACAGATGGTAAGTCTGTTGTAATAGGAACTAAGATTGAAGATAAGAATTTTGATCCTGCAGTTGGATTAGCATTACATGAAGGCTCTCATATTGCATACACAGACTTTGATTTAATTAGACAATCTGATTGGGAAAGTTTTGTTAGAATGCAAGGATTAGATCCGCTAATGGAGATGACATATGAAGAATTTAATGAAGTCAAAAGTCTATTAAATTGGATTGAAGACAGAAGAATTGATCTTTTAATATACAAAAAAGCTCCTGGCTACAGAGTATATTATCAAGCAATGTATGATAAATATTTCAATAGCAGAGTTATTGATAAAGCATTGCGTGAAGGCAACAAGACATCTGAAACTATGGATGACTATATGTTTCATATTATTAATTTTACTAATATCAATAGACAGTTAGATTCATTAGAAAATTTAAGAAAAATATGGAACATAATTGATCTTAAAAATATTGGTAGACTTAAGACTACTATTGATGCTGGAAGATTGGCATGCGATGTATATAAAGTTATTAAAGAAGGTTTACCAGAGGAAAAAGAAGACTCAGATCAAGATGATCAATGTGAGGAAGATCAAGATGATCGTTCTAATTGTTCCGGAAGAGGTGAAGGCGATAATAACGATGAAAATGATGAAGAAAAAACACCTACTCCTGATGTTAATGGAATGTCTGAAAGACAAAAGCATTTATTAGACAAAGCAATCCGTCAGCAGAAAGAATTTCTTGAAGGTGATGCTAAAAAGACCGGCCGATTGTCAAAGTCTCAAGGCAAAATAGTTAAAGCCTTAGAAGAGTCTGGTACCGAAAGCCGAGAAGTTGAAATAGATAAATGTCAATATGGTGGCGATATGAGATCGACACGAGCTACCGTTATAAAGAAAATTAATGATCAAGTTATTTGTAGTTTGGATGATTTATTTATATATGGTTCAATAGACTATATAAACGGAACTGCAAATGAGTTTAGATCTGAAAGAATAAATGATTTTCATCAACGCGCGATAATCAGCGGAATTATATTAGGCAAACAATTAGGCAGAAAGTTACAAGTTAGAAACACTGATAGAACATTGAAATCCACAAGACTTAAGACTGGTAAGATAGATAAACGTTTATTATCTCAGTTAGGATTTGGTAATACTAATGTATTTCACCGAATAGTTACCGACAAATATAAAGATTATATGATACATATATCAATTGATGCATCAGGATCAATGAATGGTAATCGATTTGTAAATGCTTTAAAATCAGCCGTTGCAGTAGCTCAAGCAGCATCAATGACATCTGGTATACGAGTACAAATATCTTTAAGAGGTACATCATCTATAGGAGGTAGTAGACATAGTGATAATTGCATAACAATGTATGTTTATGATTCAGCTCATGACAAGATGTCTCATATTAAGAGATATTTTAAATTCTTAACCACATTTGGTTGCACTCCAGAAGGAGTAGCTTTTAAAAGCATCGAGCAAGATATAATAAAAGACGCAAAGGGAGCCGAATGTATATTTGTTAATTACTCAGACGGAGGACCAAGCAGAGTTGCAGACTTTAATTACGATCCAGAGATTTATACTAAGAAAGTCATCAATGGATTTAGAGAGCAAGGTATTCATATACTAAGTTATTTTATATGTGAATATGAATCTAGCTGGAGTAAAGCAACATTTACCACAATGTATGGAGAAGGCGCAAAGTTTATCAATCCATTGAATATGACAGAGGTATCAAAGACATTAAATGAAAAGTTTTTAGAAATGGAGGATGTATCTTGAATTTATATAAGAATAACGGCCAATATTATGATCTACGAAGATCAGAACCAATTCATAACTTCGTAGATCAGAATGGCAACATAAATAAAGAAAAAGTTAGATATTGGGTGTCAGGTATAATGCATGTTGATCATGTGTTAAGAACAGAGACTCATATTATGTTTGTTCAGACTATTGAAGAGGCAGAAGTTATAGAAGAAATAGAATATGACAAGAAAGAAAGGTTGGACAATACTTAAAGTTACAATGGCACTATTATGTGTGGTGTGTGTGGCTACTATATTAATAGGGCATTGGGTAGAATACAAATGTGAACAAGAATGTATTGGAATGTTTCATAGAGTTATAGAACTTGACTCAGAAGTCCGGACATTAACAAATAAAAATATTTTAATTGAAAAAGAAAATAAACAATTGTATTACATTTTTCAAGAAATACAAAAAGATTCATGTTGTAATGTTAAAATTCATGAAATAATATATAAAGAAATAAAATAATAAAATTATGCTAAATCTATTAAATCGTAGTCAAACAAAAATTGAAAATCTAATTTATACCATTAGAGAAAAAGAAAATGATCTTTGGAATGAATATATGGAAATGGTTAATACATATGGAGCAGAATCAACTTTTGCTGCCGAAATGAGACATAAATGGGTAATTCTTAATAACATTATGAAAGACTCTGGAATAAAAACTATAATAGAAATTAAAGTTAAACAAAATGATAAAGAAAAAATCTAAACAATCTCAGATCGAAATGGATCTAACAGGACCCGAAGGCAATGCATTTGTATTGATTGGAACAGCTATGAAATTAGCAAGACAATTTGGTTATGATGATGAAATGATCAAAGAACAAATGACGTCTGGAAACTATGAAGAATTAGTTCAGACATTTGATAAATATTTTGGAGAACACGTAATATTATATAGGTAAAAAATGGCAAAAGAAATAATTTTTGAAGTAGAGTCCCGCGAGGCTCTTAAAAAAGGTGTAGACGCATTAGCAAATGCAGTTAAAGTAACCCTAGGACCAAAAGGTCGTAACGTTGTAATTAGTAAAAAATCAGGAGCTCCTCATATAACCAAAGATGGAGTTACTGTAGCAAAAGAAATTGAATTAAAAGATGCTACAGAAAACTTAGGCGCCCAAATGGTAAAAGAAGTGGCATCCAAAACGGCTGACATCGCTGGTGATGGAACAACTACTGCTACGGTTTTAGCACAGGCAATAGTTACAGCTGGTTTAAAAAATGTTGCTGCCGGAGCAAATCCTATGGATCTTAAAAGAGGAATTGATAAAGCGGTTAAAGCTGTAGTTGAAAACCTGAAAGCTACTTCAAAGGAAGTTGGATCGAATAGCGAAAAAATAAAGCAAATAGCAACTATTTCAGCTAACAATGATAACAATATAGGCGAACTTATTGCCGAAGCAATGAAAGTTGTCGGAAATGATGGTGTTATAACAGTTGAAGAAGCAAAAGGAACAGAAACTGAAGTAAAAACAGTTGAAGGAATGCAGTTTGATCGTGGTTATTTATCTCCATATTTTGTTACCAATACAGAAAAAATGATAACAGATATGGAAGAGCCATTAATTTTGATTTGTGAAAAGAAAATCTCCACAATGAAAGAATTAATGCCAGTTCTTGAACCTGTAGTTCAAGCAGGTAAATCATTATTAATAATTGCAGAAGATGTGGAGGGTGAAGCATTAGGAACATTAGTTGTTAATAGAATACGTGGCTCATTAAAAGTAGCTGCAGTCAAAGCTCCTGGGTTTGGTGATAAAAGAAAAGAAATGCTTGAAGATATAGCAATATTAACAGGCGGCCAAGTTATCTCTGAAGAAAGAGGAATGAGTCTTGAAAACACAACTATGGATATGTTAGGCTCTGCAGAAAAAATTGAAATTGGCAAAGACACTACAACTGTTATTAATGGTAAAGGTTCAAGTAAAGACATTAAATTAAGAGTTCAACAAATTAAAACACAAATTAAATCTTCAACCTCTGATTATGAAACAGAAAAAATGCAAGAAAGATTAGCAAAACTATCTGGAGGCGTTGCAGTTCTATATGTTGGAGCTCCAACTGAGGTTGAAATGAAAGAGAAAAAAGACAGAGTAGATGATGCTCTAGCTGCAACAAGAGCGGCTGTTGAAGAAGGAATTGTTCCAGGTGGAGGAGTTGCATTAGTAAGATCAATTAATTTATTAGACAAATTAAAAGGAGAAAACGAAGACGAAACGACAGGTATAGCAATTGTTAAAAGAGCTGTAGAAGAACCTCTTCGTCAAATTGTTGCTAATGCAGGTGGAGAAGGAGCAGTTATAGTTCAAAATGTTAGAGATGGAAAAGATGATTATGGCTATAATGCCCGTACAGGTGTTTTTGAAAAGTTATATAAAGCTGGAGTTATTGACCCTACAAAGGTAACTAGGATAGCTATTGAGAATGCAGCATCTATTGCTTCAATGCTTTTAACCACAGAATGTGTTATTACAGACCAACCTGAAGAAAATCCTAATATAACTATACCAGCTGGTGGAATGCCCGGAATGATGTAATAATATATATGTAAGACATATTTATTAATATACAAAGGCTACTTATGAAGATATTATTATTTGTTATAACATTATTAACATGTAATATATATTCAGCACAAGTGCCTCATGGAATATTTGTATCTCCAAATGATTATCAACCATTTTTTAATTACCACACAGACGGCCTAGTAGAAACATTAAGTGATACTAGTACATTATTCTTAAAAAAGAAAAAGGCATTTGGAGAATACTTATTTAATTTACAAGATAGTATAGTACAATTTTGGGTTCGAGGACAATTAATTTCAGAATCTAAAATATTTCATATCGCCGGACATCCAGATACCCTTTGGCACGTATGTGCAATACCACAAAATACATTAGGCCTTGAAGTAGAAGAAGTTATTGTTAAATACTTTATATTCGTACAACCAGTTTGGGATGATATATCATTTATTGTATGGTGGTATGATCCATATGAGCATATGATTAAAGGAGAGGTATCTAAAAAAGTACATACTCAATATTTAATGCGAAACAAATGAAAACACTTTTAATATCAATATGTGTATTTCTTACACTCATTATACAACATGTTAGAATTGAAAATAAACAACTACATGATCAAATTGAATATCAAAATCAATACATTACTAAGATCAATAAACAATTACATTACATAGATTCTACTAGAAAATATATATGGAAACATTTACCTATAGGTTCGCCTTTAAAGTTTACAATATTAAAAAGTAAATTCGGAAATAGACGCGACCCAATTACACATAAATGGGCTAACCATGAAGGCATAGATCTTAAAGGAACTATTAAAGATACCATATACAGCACAGGAGCTGGAATAATTGAATGTGCTGAATGGAATAATGGCTATGGTAAATGTATTATAATTGATCATATGAATGGTTACAAATCATTATACGCTCATATGAGTAAATATTTTGTTACAGAAGGGACATATATCACAGATCATTTTCCTATAGGAATGGTTGGTAGCACAGGAAAAAGTACCGGCCCACATTTACATTATGAAATAACATATACAGATCAACATCAAAATCCTGTAAACTTTATCTATATAAATTTAAAATAAACTTGGATATTTCATATTTTTTTCTTATTATTAAAATATAAAAAGAAAGAGTTATGATAAAATACGGAATTAAAGTTGTAAAGCCTTGGAGCAAAGAAATGTATGCTCACAATGAAGAGGTTAAAGAAACAGTTGTAAATGAAGTTCGAGATAGATGGGAGATCTCATATCAAGAAGCAGAAAAAGATTTTTTAGATAATTTAGAAGAAGACCAGCAAGGTATGTTGTTTGATGATTCTGATTGGATAAATGCAAATCAGACAATGCAAGAGATACAAGAAGCAGTTACTATTATCAATTACGGGTGCGGATTTGAAATAAAAGACGTAACTGAAGAAGTTGAAGATACATTAGAAGATGCTCCATTTTATCGTTTGAAAGAAATAGCTGAAGAGTTAGAATTAGAGTTAGAAGAAGAGTTTATAGGATTATAATATGGCAAGTTGTATAATTATAGTAGTCTTGTTAGTAGGTATACTTACAGTAGGCATTTTGAATTATAATATAGAACGCAAGATATTTAATATCTTAAAGAAAAGGAAAAAGAAGGATACTCGACAATTATTAAAAGATTGATATTTATTATAAAAAGAGAAAAGATGGACTTAGACAAAATATTTGATGTAGCGGATTTGCAATTATCTCTCAATGTATTTGATGAGTATGGTGCAGAATATCCGAAAGGTTTAAAAGAAAAATTAGATAAACAGATTGACAGCTTTACAAAAGAAGAGCAAGATATGTTTATTGATGTCATGATGGCATATAAGTTAAGTGTTAAAAACAAACAAGAAAGAATGAATACAACTACATATAAACTAGGAGATACATGGTCAAAAGACTTTGACTATGATGGAATGTTAGAATTTGGAAGCAAATCATCTGTAGCTATGGGAACAGAAAGTTTACAAAAACTATATGATAGCTTTGAAAGTGTTAATTATCACTCAGAAGCTGGACCATTATATTATGCAATTCAATTATTAAAAATAGATGATAAAACTAAAGCTGAGATATACATAACTAAATTTATTTCAGAATGTAGAGAAACATTAAATAAAAATAAGATTTATTACAGTGAATAATATATGATAGTATTTAGAATCCTCAAAGGAGTATCTTTTAATATAAAGTTACATCCAATTAATTGGTTAGGCAGAAAGTTAGTAAGAAGGATCATAGTACGTATGTACAAGCCATACGTAAGACGTAACATCATGACAGTGTGTAAAATGGATAATCCTTTCAATATAGTTTACATGTACGTACGGGAAGTTAACAGGTACCTACCAGACCGATATCATATGACCACTGAACAGTTTGTGTTTGAATATCATTTAAAATATAGCAATTGCACTAAAATGTATCCACAACCAACTCGCACCATGAAACGGTTCATTAAAGATGAATTGAGAAGATGTAATCAAATTATTATTGCAGAAGCTAATCGCAAAATAAAGTAAAAAAAGTTGCGTAAAAATTAGGATTTGTGAAATATTATCCTTATATTAATAAAAAAAAGAGATGGAAAAATTCAAGATAGACATTACGGAAGTGCAATTTAATCGAGATGAGTATACGTATATTCATGAGTCAACATTTGCAAAAGGAACTATTGACTTAGATGGCAATAATATTGTTGAATGGCAATATGATCAGTTTGGGCCTACCGGCTCAGCAATAGTTCATCTAATAACACCAGATGGTACCATAGACATGGACATTGAAGGATATAGTGATTTTTGTGGTGAAGCAATACATTTTGCAATAAGCACAGAGGTAGTAGATCGCATAGTTAATGACAATTCAAAACCAGTAGCATCATGATTGATAAAGTGTATACAAAAGAAGGGATAGAATATCTTAGAAGATCAATCCAATGGCATATACAAGCTATTGACGATTTAAATAAAACGGAATATAAAAAGATTTGGGGTCTTACCGCAGAATCTCATCAAAAAATAATAGATGGTTTGCAAAATAAATTAGCAGAATGTCAATTAAAGAAGTTTAAATAAAAAAAGAGACATGAAGAAATTGAAATTTAATTTAGAGAATGAGTTAAAAGATGAATGGAGAGAATGGAATAACAAGGCACATCCAGAAGATCAAATGTCATTTGTTGACTTTGCAGATGAAGTAAGATCTTTTAAAGACTATACCGTTAAGGTTAAAAGAAATTGTTGGGGAGAAAATAAAATATGGTTTACTTACAATAAAAAATAAAAAAATGATAATGCGTATACCGTTGAGTGACCGGCGTAGTTCAATTGCACCTACCAGGTAGGAAGATACAATAGCAAAACCTCAGAATAGTCACTTTTTTTAATATATTAATTATGAGCAGAAGATATAAAGTAGAAAGATTTTTTGAT